TTATAGCCGCAGTGTGATGCTGATGGTGAAGGGATTTTCGTTCTTTTTGAAACCTTTGCTTTTGTCTACTGGCGGGCTGCCCTTAAAGTCAATACGTTCGACGATCGCCTTTAAGAGGCGATTTTTTTCTGTCGGTGTGGCCTCCGGGTCTTTGAGCGCTTCGATAGCCTTTTGCAGGCTGGTGACCCGCTCCTGGTAGTCCACATTTTTCGGGATCATGGACTTGGCAATATAGATCTGTTTCTCGCACTCTGCCATCTTCTCCCGCAGGATCGCGTTTCGTCGGTCGAAAACATCCTGGGTGTATTTTTTGATCTCCAGCAGCTCGTATTGATAATCCTCTTGCTCCCTGTATTCCTCCATCTGTTTCTCCAGCTTTTTCAAAAGACGCTTTTGCACCTTTGCCGCGTCGCCGTGTCCGTTTTTCACCTTTAGCTCCAGAGCGGGCAGCTCGGAGTGTTCCAGAGCGAAAATGACAGCGGCCTCCATCTCGGAGTATTTGACCGACTTATAGCAGCGGGGGCTTGTTCGGCACTCATAGCGATCCTCGGCGGTCTTGTATGGATGGATATACATGGCCTTTCCGCATTTCCCACATTGTAGGACACCGCTGAACGGATTTTTTAATGCGTGGGTATGTTTTACCCTTGGATTCCTCGCCACAAGCTCCTGCGCCGCGTTCCATGTCTCCATGTCGATGATGGCCGGGTGCTTTCCTTCGGCGACGATGATGTCCTCCACCGGCTGGGAGAGACGCTTGATGACCCGCACGCCGTTTTCCATGACGGTGGTGTTTTTGATTTTATTGAAAAACACCTTTCCGATATAATGCTGGTTTCTGAGGATCACCCGGATGGTGTCTTTTTTCCACAGCTCGCCACGGGGCGCTTTGATTTTCATTTTGTTTAAGCGCTGGGCGATGCGGCCCGGTGTCATGTTTTCCTTGGTGTACCACTCGAAGATCATGCGGACCACATCGGCCTCGTCGTTCGGCTCCAAGGTGTGGTCTTTTCCGATTTTCACCTTGTCGTATCCATAGGGGGCAAGTCTGGCAATATAGCAGCCGCGCTTGACCGCCGCGATCCGGCCCCTCAATAGGATCTCCTTGGTGTATTCCAAAAAGTCCCGTCCTCGAAGCAGCTCGTCCTGGAAGAACTTCCGCTCCATCTTGTTTTCCAGATCGTAGGTCATCATAGGCGTCACGACCAGCGTTTTAGAATAGCGGAAATCGTTTATCAGCCGCCCGCAGTCCTCCAGATCCCCACGGGAGAGACGCTGTGGCTCGATGACCAGCACGCCGGCCACCACCGGGTCCTCGATGCGTGCAAGGACTTTCTGGATCTCCTCACGCTCTTCGATGCTCTCGCCAGAGACCACCTCACGATAGATATTTTCCTCGGGGATGCGGCGGCCAAACTCCCGCTCCGCAAACTCTTGCAGCTGGGCCTCGTGCTTCGCCAGCACTTCCTCCACGGTCTCATTGGGATCGTCCTGTCGGGACTTCCGCAGATACATGAGCCAGATCTTGTATGGGCTTTTCATGCCCGCGAACGCCTTTTCCACAGCGCTGACTTTTTCAAAAATCGACATATTCCTCACTCCCTATCTGTTAGAATCTATGGTGTCAGATACAGCAAGCCATGAACCACCTCCTTTCGGTGTACGTTTTATCGTACATATTAGGTGCTATGTTCGGGATGCGAACAAGTGTTCTGTTTGTCGAAGTTTTGTCACAATTTCAAAAAACATATTTCAAAATCGTGTTGTATCATGCGAATAAGCCCCGGTGAAAGGAGTTTGCTATCGAATGAGCGCAAAAGAAGAATTGAAAGATCTAATCCAATCCCTCACACCAGAACAACTCGAAATCGCTCTCAGCGTTTTCCAAGAGTACTCTTTAGAGAGGCAAGCAGGACAGACGCCTCCGACTCCGACAAAGTAGAAACAAAATCCAATAATTCCCGTTTGTTTTTTGAAAGTCCGTCATCATTGGCGGACTCTTTTTTTGTGTCCTCGGCGCTGCTTTTATCCTCTACAAGGTCAGATTTTTTACATCCGAAATAATTCGCCATGGCCTCGATTTTTCCGATTCGTGGATAGGTGACTGCTTTGATCCAATCCATAAAGGTCGTGTATTTGAAGCCCAGGTCATCGCAGAGCTGCTGGTTTGTGACCCCTTTTTTCTCCATATAGCGTTTGATATTCTCGGCCATTATTCGCTTGCTTTCGTCGGCACTCATAAGAACGCCTCCTTATATTTTTTCTTTATTATAGGTTTCAACCGTAAAAAAGTCAAGGAAAGCGGTCTTTTTCTACGGAAAAACCGTTGACAATCAGAAAAAATTATATTACTATAGCATTACGGTTAAACCGTATAATTCAAAAATGACAGGAGTGATAGCATGGCAATCGAAAAAATCACCTTGCCCGCTGCCCGAAAAATGGCAAATCTGACCCAAAAGGAGCTTGGAGTGGTTTGTGGAGTGTCTGAAAAGACTGTCTGGAAGTGGGAAAACGGCAAATCCGAACCCTCTGTATCTCAAGCACGAAAGATCGGTGAGGCTGTTGGAATCCACTATGATGACATTATTTTTTTGCCCTCAGTTACGGTTTAACCGTAATAAGCGGATATAAATACCCTTTGTGTATTTTTGCCAAAGTTTTTCGGCGTATTTTACAAACACGCCGAAATGGCCTTGCAAGCAAGGCCATTAAACAAGGCTCAAGACCGAAAAAGTGAGGAAAGGAGCAGATCCCATGCCAAAGAAACTTTTTACCGATGACGAGGTGGAGCGGGAGATCGCCCGCCTGGAGAACTCCGACGCGGTCAAGCTGGCCCGCCGGGAAAAGGCGATCCGTGAGCGCCGGCGTCAGCGGCTCTATACCCTGCGGATGTATGAGAAGCGGGGCAAGCATCTGATGGCCCAGGGCGTGACCATGGAGGCGCTGGACATCATCGACGAGCAGGACGAAAACGAGGACTGCTGAGATGGTGGCGAATACATACGACAGCAGCTGGACGCCCTCGGTCAGCAAGCCCGGTTATGTGGAAAAGACCATGCAGCACGGTGCCTGTACCATCGTGGTCTTTCGACCGATCCTTGATCCCAAGGAACGGGAGAAGCGGGAGAAGCGGGCCGCGCTGGAGCTGGAGCGGGGCCTCCGGGAGTACATCATGAAAAAACAGTGAGGAAGTGAATAAAGGTGGCAGAGCGCAGAATGTTCGCCAAGTCGATCATCGACAGCGACTTTTTTCTTGATATGCCTGTATCCACACAATGCCTGTATTTCCACCTCTCTCTGAGAGCGGACGACGACGGCTTTGTGAGCAACCCGAAACGGATACAAAAAATGATCGGTTTCGCAGACGATGACCTGCGGATGCTGATTGCAAAACAATTTTTGATCCCCTTCGACAGTGGGATCGTGGTCATCAAACACTGGCGGATACATAACTACATCCGCAACGACCGCTATAAAGAGACCATCCACCAGACGGAAAAATCACAGCTTTTTCTGGATGACGGAAAGGCCTATAACACGGCTCCGCTCCCGCCCGAAACCGCTGGTATACCAACGGTAGACCAACGGGAGACCCAGTATAGGTTAGGTAAGGATAGTTTAGTAGAGGATAGTTTAGGAGAATACGAGGGCGCTGACGCACCAGCTCCCCTTCCTGCCCCGGAAGAGCCTGTCCAACAGGTGCAAGGCAGAAAGAAAACGAAAGCCTCCTCTTTTGACAAGATCATCGACGCCTATCTTTCGCCCGATGGTGAAAGCGCCAGATTTGAGGATCATGACGAGCGGCGAGACCTCTTGCTGGAATGGATCAAAGTCCGTAAAGCAAAGCGGGCAGCCATGACAGACCGGGCGATCTCGATGAACATTGAAAAGCTCGATCAGATGGCATGGGAGAGCAAAATGAGCGTTTGTGCGTATCTGGAGGAAGTCATCAGACGAGGCTGGGCCGCCTTTTTCGTTATCAAAGATTACGAGAGCAACAATGCCGGCCCGCGCCAGAGCAGACAGCCCGAGGGAAACATCTTCCTCGATATGGCGAACGAAAGGCGGGGAGGCCAGTGAGAGTCGGACTGATCGACGTGGACAATGAAGGACGCAAGCGGGCAAAGTACCCCAACCTGGCGCTCATGAAGCTGTCAGCATGGCACAAGGCCCAGGGCCATGAGGTGGAATGGTGGTGGGGCTTTGGCGAGTATGACCTGCTTTACATGAGCAAGGTCTTTGACAAGACCTACACCAAGGACATCCCCGAGCCGTTCAATGCTGAGAAGATCATCAAGGGCGGCACCGGCTACGGACTGGACAACAAACTGCCGGACGAGATCGAGCATATCTACCCGGACTACTCCCTGTATCCGAGGCTGACCAAGGATACCGCCTACGGCTTTTTGACCAGAGGATGCCCGAGAGGGTGCCACTTCTGCATCGTGGCCGAGAAAGAGGGCCGCAGATCCGTGAAGGTGGCCGACCTGGACGAATGGTGGAGAGGTCAGAAAAACATCGTCTTGATGGACCCCAACCTGCTGGCCTATAGAGGCCACATGGAACTGCTGGAGCAGCTGATCGAGAGCGGCGCCTGGGTGGACATCAACCAGGGGATTGACTGCCGGCTGCTCAACGAGAAGAACATCGAGGCCATAAACCGGCTGAAACTGAAAGAGATCCATTTCGCCTGGGACTATATGCACGAGACCGAGCGGGTGCTGCGAGGACTTGAGCTGTATCGCCAACTGGCGACCCGAAAGCCGCATGGAAGCTGGGGCACCGTTTATACGCTAGTCAACTATGACACCACGATGGACGAGAACCTGTTCCGCATCTATACCCTGCGGGAGATGGGATATGACCCCTATGTGATGATCTATGACAAGCCGCACGCATCGAGGGAGATCCGACTCTTGCAGAGATGGTGTAACAACCGGCGCATCTTCCGATCGGAGCCGGACTTTTACAAATACGACCCGAGGAGGGGGTGAGGGCATGACCTACGACGAGACCCTGTCGATCATGGCCGTGCTGAAAGCGGCTTATCCCAATTTTTACAGAGATATGAAGCGAAGCGAGGCGGAGGGCATCGTGAGCCTGTGGACGGAAATGTTCAAGGACGAGCCTGCTGAGATCGTGGCGGTGGCGGTCAAGGCCCACATCGTCAACGACAAAAAGGGCTTTCCTCCCCACATCGGCGCCATCAAGGAGGCCATCCTCAAGATCAAGCGCCCCGACGAAATGACCGAGATGGAAGCGTGGGCGCTGGTGGATAAGGCGACCCGCAACGCCAAGTATGGCGCACGAGAAGAGTTTGAAAAGCTGCCGCCCCTTATCCAGCGGCTGGTGGGATCGCCCAACCAGCTGAGAGAGTGGGCCATGATGGAGTCCGACAAGGTGGCGAGCATCGTGTCCTCCAACTTCCAGCGATCCTTCCGTGCGCGGGCAACCAGTGAGCGGGAGTTCCTGGCACTGCCGGCGGACGTGCGGGGCGTCATGGAGCAACTGGCCGATGGCATGAGAGCGCCGGCGCTGCCCGACGCAGAACGAAAACTGTTAGGAGGTTACTGATATGACCCCGAGAGATACGCGGCGACTGATCCGCATGGAACACCGCCAGCGGAAAATCGAATTGATGGAGGCCGTCACCTGTTTGGCACTGGCGGCGGGACTGATCCTCTGTTTTTGCATCAATGCGAAAGTGGAGGCTTTACAGGAGGAGGAAACGCCGCCCCAGGTGAGTGTGGATACCCCCACGGAGGAAAAGCCCGTTAAAACGGCTGAAAACGCCCAAAAAGAACAAGTCCTGCCGGATGGCGTGGTGGAAATCAGTGAGCCGAAGCTGAAAAGCGAACCGCTGCCAGAGCTGGAGACGGTCACCGCTCCCACTCCCCGCTATGATGCCACGGAGGCGGAACTGGCTATCGTGGCCCGTGTGGTCCACTCCGAAGCCGTGGGCGAGGGCTTTGACGGCATGGCGCTGGTGGCTCAGTGTGTTTTGAACACCTGCGAGGCTACCGGCAAGCGCCCCGACGAGGTGGTGCTGGAGCCGAAACAATACGCCGACCCGGCAAAGACAGCCAGCGAGGAAGTGATCGCAGCGGTGGAGGCGGTCTTTGTGGACGGCTACCAAGTGACCGAGGAACCGATCCGCTTCTTTTATGCTCCTGCCAGATGCACCAGCTCATGGCATGAGAACAACCTGGACTATGTAGGCACCTGGGGCGGACACCGCTTTTTCAAGGTGATCGGAACATGATCCCTTTTAACTTCACCGACGCCCGCATGGTCCCCGACGAAAACGAGGAGTTTTGGCTGTGCCTCAAGGTGGAGGACATCATCACCGCCCACCAGTTCGTCGCCACCAAAAAGGACCGGCGCTATGTGGCAGAGGTCAAGGAGTGGCGGCAAAAGCGCAGTCTGGACGCGAACGCCTACTGCTGGCTGCTGATCGGCAAGCTGGCGGCCAAGCTGTCCATGCCGGAGGCGCCCGTCACGCCGGAGCAGGTCTATCGGGCGGCGATCCGCGACGTGGGCGACAACTACGAGGTGCTGCCCATCAAAAACAAAGCCCTCGATCGGTTCAAGGAAATCTGGACGGGCAAGGGCACCGGCTGGCTGGTGGACGAGATCGGCCCCAGCAAGCACAAAGGCTACACCAACGTGCGGGCCTTTTACGGCTCCAGCACATACGACCGGGCGCAGATGCACCGGCTGATACAGAACATCGTCCAGGACTGCAAGGAGCAGGGCATTGAGACCTTGACCCCGGAGGAACTGGCGAGACTTACGGAGGAATGGAAATGATCGTATTAAGTTTGTTCGATGGCATCTCCTGCGGCAAAGTGGCGCTGGAGCGGGCAGGCATCCCGGTGGATGTGTACTATGCCAGCGAGGTGGATGAGAACGCCATCGCCATCTCGAAAAAGAACCATCAAGGCATCGTGTATCTGGGCGACGTGACCCGCTGGCGAGAGTGGGACATCCCCTGGGATAAGATCGGCCTGATCATCGGCGGCAGCCCCTGTCAAGGCTTCAGCAGGGCGGGCAAATGCAAGAACTTCGAGGACTCGAGAAGCAAGCTGTTTTTCGTATATGTGGAGATCTTGAACCACGTCCGCGCGGTCAACCCCGGCGTCCTGTTCCTGCTGGAGAATGTGAAAATGAAGAACGAATGGCGGGACGTTATCACCGAGCACCTGGGCGTCCAGCCCATCGAGATCAACAGCAAGCGCTTGAGCGGTCAGAACCGGCTGCGGACCTACTGGACGAACATCTCGGGCATCACGCAGCCGAAGGACAGAGGCATCAAGCTGGTGGACATCCTGGAGGCCCCGGATATCGAATACATCACGGCGGCGGACGGCATGAAGTTCGACCCGACCATCTCGGAGCAGTCGCGGGCGTTGGTCAAGTGTGTGGACGGAGAAGTCCGCATCTCGCAGACCACCCGGCAGGGATACATCCTGGCGGAGGACGGCGACGGCATCAACCTGGCTTTCCCAACCAGCAAGAGCCGCCGAGGCCGTGTCATCAAGCAAAAGTCCTCTACTGTGGACTGTGCCTGTAATATCTGCGTATTCAAAGATGGCGCGATCCGACGCTTTACCATCCGGGAACTGGAGCGGCTGCAAACGCTGCCCGACGGATACACCGAGGGCTTCCAGAAAGGCGTGGCGCAAAAAGCAATCGGCAACGGGTGGACGGTGGACGTCATCGCACACATTTTCAGCAACTTGCAGGAGGTGCATCAATGAAAGTATTGAGTTTATGTGATGGTATGTCATGCGGCCGCATCGCCTTGGAACGGGTGGGCATCCCTGTGGAAGAATACTATGCCGCCGAGATCAAAGACATCGCCATTAAGGTCACGAAAGAGAATTACCCCGACACCATACACATCGGGGACGTAAACAAAATTACATATCGGGACGGCGTGCTCTATACCGAAATCGGGGAGTTTAACGTCGGACATATTGACCTTGTTATTTTCGGCAGCCCGTGCCAGACCTTTTCTATCGCTATGCCAAAAGGTCAAAGGGTGGGGCTTGCCAACCTTGAAAAATCAGGTTTGTTTTATCAATGCTGCCGCGTATTGAGGGAGGTCAATCCGACGTATTTCCTTATGGAAAATGTAAGGGGCATGAAAAACAGCGACCGTGACACCATCAGCTCATACCTGGGCGTGCAGCCTATCATGCTCGACAGCCAAGACGTGGCCGCTGCTCTGCGGAAGCGGTACTACTGGACAAATATCGCTAATGTGGCCCTGCCGAAAAAGCGAGGTGTCCGACTGTCCGATATCATTGAAAGTGGTTATACGGACAGAGAAAAGGCCCGCTGTCTGATGGTAAGCGACAGCAGGCCGCCCGCTACGCCGGTAAAAATGTTTCACCGTTATTATTCTATCGGCTTCGGTACTTTGATATTTAAGGACAAGGAGCATTACCTGGCCTGCTGCGAAGAATATGAGCGACTGACAGGCGGCAAAAGGAAAAATGCTGCTCAAGGATTGGATGGCTATAGCGGCCACGTTTTCGATGGTGTCCGTTATATGAGCCAGACCGAGCTGGAGCGCTGTCAAACGGTGCCGGAGGGATATACAAAGAGCCTCACGAGAAACGAGGCTGCCGACGTTCTGGGCGATGGCTGGACGGTGGACGTGATTGCGCATATTTTCAGCCAACTGCCGGAGGCGGCACGATGAACGACCGCACCAAGGCTCTGGCTATACCCCGTGAGGTAAAGGAGCAGGTGGCGCGGCGGGACAGCGTGAACGGCTGGCCCTGCTGCATCTGGTGCGGTAAGCCGGCGCCGACAACGAACCGGCTGGCCTTTTCCTGCGCCCACTATATCTCCCGCGCCCAGGGCGGCCTGGGTATTGTGGAGAACACCCTCACCCTTTGCGAGGTATGCCACCCGCGATATGACGCATCCATCCATCGGGTGGCCATGCGAGCCTATTTCAAGGCGTATCTGCTACGAAAGCACCCGTTCTGGAGCGAGGACAAACTGACCTATCAGAAAAACGAGGAGGGAGACCATGCAGACCCAGTGTGAACGAATACTCCAATATATGCACGACTTTGGCAGCATCACCCCGGTGGAGGCCATGAACGACCTGGGCGTGATGCGTTTGGCGGCGCGGATCTCCGATTTGAAAGACGCCGGCCACAAAATCTCCCGGCGGATGGTCAAGAAAAAGAACCGTTACGGCGAGCCGGTGAGTTTTGCCGAATACAGACTGGAGGAAAAGGAAAATGCTCAATAAAGCCACTTTGATGGGCCGGCTGACAGCCGACCCGGAGCTGCGGGTGACGCCGCAAGGCACGGCGGTGTGTAGCTTCACCCTGGCGGTGAACCGCAGCTTTACCAAGCAGGGGGAGCAGCCCCAGGCAGATTTCATCGACATCGTGGCGTGGGGAAAGACGGCAGAGTTCGTCAGTAAGTATTTCAACAAGGGCAAGCTGGTGGCTGTGGCCGGTCGCATCCAGACCCGGATGTGGGAGGACAAGCAGGGCAACAAGCGCAAGAGCGTGGAGATCGTGGCCGAGGAGGTACACTTTGCCGAACCCAAGCGGGAGAACCGAAACACGGCACCCCAGGGCGGCTACGGTCCCAACTATGACGTAGGCGGAGGCGGATTTTTACCCATGAGCGCTGCCGATGACAGCGATCTGCCGTTTTAAGGAGGAAAGACCATGAAAAGCATTTACTGGGCCTGGGCCTTGAAAAACATCGTCGTCATCGCCTGCTGGACGGCTCTGGCGATTTTCTTCGGAAAATGGTGGATCGCCCTCTTTGCCGGTTTGTTTACGAGCAATCTGGAACGATCGACCAGCAACGATAAAGAAATGGAGGAAAACTGATGAAAGTAACGATCACGACCCCTTATGCAACGCTGGAGGCGGAGCTGACCGCCCACCAGGCGAAAGACATCTTGCACACGGCCATGGGCTATGCCGCCAATAATGCGGACAAGGTCAAGTCGGCGCCGCCCGGTTACTTCGCGCCCTGGGAAGGACACCCGCCCACCTGGGGAGAAGAAATGGAACCGGCAACAAAGTCCGTGCAGGTAAACGGCCCGGTACTGGGAGAAGGGGAGGTGCTGGACCATGCTTGAATGGATTAGCGTAAAAGACCAGATGCCCGAGCCTTTCGTGAATATCCTGGCGGCCTATGACAGCGGAGAGGTCACAAAGGACCTTTTCCTCAAGTCAGAGGGGCGGTTCCTGTTCGAGGGTCTTGCCGTCTATGGCAAGGTTACCCACTGGATGCCGCTGCCCAAGAATCCGAACGAGATCAAGGAGGGAAAGGAAAATGAGTAAGACTTTTACCGTGGAGGTACAGCTGACCGACGGCCAGACGGTCTATATCAACGATTGTTCCACTTATCGCTATTCGCCGAGCGGAGAAAGAACGGTTTTTGTTGTCGAAAAGCGGGAAAGCATCATCATTTTCAACGCCGACTATGTGATCTACATTGGCGAGGCCTCCCTCTTCGATACGCCGGAGGCCCCGCCCGAGGATGACGGCTGGATCGCCGTTAGGGACGAAAGACCCGAGCCTCATGTGCCTGTGCTGGGCGTAGGAATGACCCTCGGCGGCAGAGGACAGCCGATCATCGGCGAGTGCTGGATGGTGGAGGATGTGTTCTACTTCCCCAGGCAGAAAGGCTGCCTTGAGGTGACCCACTGGCGCCCGCTGCCCGATCTGCCGGAGGAGGTCGAACAGTGAACCCTTTCGAGACGGTATATGACAAGCTGGGAGCGCCCGAGGTGCTGACCCAGCTGGCCCAGGATGCGGCAGAGCTGGCCCAGGCGGCCCTCAAGCTGCGCCGCGCCCTGGTCAAGACCAACCCCACGCCCAAGGGCGTGGGAGAGGCCATGGCCGATCTGTACGAGGAGATCGCCGACGTGCAGAACAGTCTGAGCGTTCTGGATGCCTCCGGGCAACTGGACAAGGGCGACATCGAACGGCTGCGAAAGTTCAAGATGGACCGCTGGGTGAAAGAATTGGGAGGTACAGTATGAAACGATTTGAAAAGGTTTTTATGTGGGCGGTGCTGCTTTTGGGGCTGTGCCTCACGGTGTTTTTTGTCACATTGGCGTGGATCGGCGCGCAGATCGTGTTCGATCAGAGCGTGACCATCTCTCGTACAGACTGCTTTGTGGCGGGCGCATTGGGCTATCTTGTATTCGATAAGTACGCAAGCTGGCGCATGAAAGAACTGGCCCGGATGAAGGAGGAAAAGCATGAGTAAGTATATCGAGCTGGAGGCGGCAAAGGGCGCCATCGCTCACGCAGATCCCGCGTTCGTATATACGCTCGATCACGTCCCCACCGTGGAGGCGGAGCCGGTGATCTACTGTAAGGACTGCGCCAAACGGGGCGAGCCGGCCTGTGCCATGGATGGCCTTTACTACAAAATCAACAAGGACCGGGACTTTTGCAGTCACGGGGTAAGGAGGGAGAGCGAATGAGCGGTGGGATTTTGTTTGTTGCCTGTATCGGACTGTTTTTGCTGTGCCTGCTGGTGATGTGTCCGCAGCGTGCTGAGTGGGTGATCTGGCCGGACGGCGAGGGTCACTGTACCAACTGCAATCACATTACCAAACGCCACACGCCCTACTGCCCGATGTGCGGGTGCAGAATGAAAACGAGGAGGATGTGACGATATGGTATATCTTTTTTACGGCGTGATCCTGGGCGTATTTCTGGCGGCTGCGCTGTTCTGGATACCCCGGCAGGCGGCGTGGGAAAAAATGTGGGACGGCTCTTTCCGCTGTACCCGATGCAAATATAGGACCCGTGTTGATACCGACTACTGCCCGAACTGCGGGGCGAACACTACCCGCAAGGTAAGCCGGTAAGTGTGACAAAAGATAGAGGAAAAGGCGATCTTACATAACTACACCATAGGAGGAAAACACCATGAATGTATTTCAAGAGGAAGTGGCGGAGAGAAAGAAGATCGCCAGCGGGGCAAGGCATAAGCGGGGCGGGGACAGCAAGCACTGTCACCTTTCCAGCGATGACTTGACCCCGAAGCAGCTGAAAAGCCTGCACGGCCAGGTGGCGACCTATCAGCTGGGCAAGCCGATGATTTGGGCGGAGTTCACGGCTATGCCGAGGGACCTGCAAAAGATGTATGTGGAGCGGCTGATTGAGAAGTACAGCGTGACCAATACTCGTTTGGCGGTCATGTTCGGCGTCGGACAAAGCTATCTCAGCCAGTGTTTGGTAGCCATCGGCATCCGCCGCAGAAAGGGCGGGTCGAAGGTCTATATGACCCCGGAGCAGGTGGAAGCCTGGGAGCAATTCCTGGCACAGGAAACAAAGTGAGGAGGCGGGCAAAATGGACAGAGAAACGCTGGAGCAATATTTGAGCAATCGGAAAGAGATCTTGCAGCTCAAGGAAGAGATCGAAAACCTGGAGAGTATGAAAACGGCGGCGGGCATCGCCAAGTATAACGGGATGCCCTCTGGTGGGGGCGGCATCAGCGATCCCACCGGCGACGCGGGCATAGCCCTGGGCGATCTTCGTCGGAGGTATGAGAAGCGGCTTCGGGAGATGGAAGCCCAGCAGCTGGAGATCGAGGATGCCATCGCCTATCTGGAGGGCGACTTCCGAAAAATCATCCGCTACCGTTATATCATGGGTCTCAAGTGGGAGGAGATCTGTGAGAAGATGGGGGACGAGGAACACGGCCCCATGGACTGGTCGACGGTGCATCGGAAGCACCGGGCGGCACTGAAAAAACTGGAGGAAATGGCTGCATGAAAAAAGATGTGAGGCACGGATGTGTGGACTGCACCCACTACCCGCTCCCGAACGGGAAAGAACCCTGCAAAAGTTGTAATCGCTGGAGCAACTGGGAGGACAAAAGGGAGGTGGAGGTCAAATGACCCGGAAACGGTTTATAAAGAGGCTGATGGCCCGAGGCTACGATCGGAACAAGGCGGAGCTGACGGCAGAAGCGGTGAAGCGCAACTGCATGGGCGACGTGACCCCCGGCGAGGGCTATGCTTTTATGTGGTGGCTGCTGCATGAGGCCAACGTGGAAGAATTGACGGAATACATAAACCGCCGCTTTTCGAGAAAGGAGGCGGCACGATGACACGGAAACGCTTTGTAAAGCTGATGATGGCGAGGGGGTACAGCCGGAACGAGGCCAACGCTCTGGCGCTGGTTGCCCGGTATAAGGGCGACAGTTACGAAAAAGCATACCGCATGGCGACGATCATCCCGGATCTGGTGGACAGGTTGACCGAGGCGTTTGAAAATGTTGTAGATACCGCATGGAGAATGGCCAAGGCTCTGACCGCCGGCTTTGCTGCTTTCGGTGAAGCGTTCCGCTCTGCTATGGAGGACGAACGGAAAGCAGTGGAGGCAGAGGTCTACGATGTGAACCTCGACAACCCTATGGAGGCGGCACAGTAAAAAAGAAAGAGGACGGTTTCCCGTCCTCTCTTTTTTATGCTCTCAGTTTTCCGTATTCGTGGTCTTTGTCCCAAAAACGGCCATTGTAGGAAATGCGCCCGATATATTCATTCTCCTCCGTCCATACGCTACCGCCTGCCCAGTTTCCAGAGCCGAGGTCATGTTCATCAATATAGTCTCTGACGGCTTGCTGTGCTTCCTCGATGGAGTCGACGTGTGCCATGACCGCCCAAGCACCCTCGATCTGTTTGTACGGGTTTTCCCCATGGTCGGGATTGCCGCAAGAGTTCAATTCTACTTTGTATTTTGCCATTTTAACTTCCCCCTTTTTCTACATTCATTATACTCTATTATCGGTGTATGCGCAAATGTTTAGAGGTCGATTTTATTGCCCCATCAAGCGGAAGAGCCGCTTTTCCAATCCGGGGAAGCGGTCAAGCAACCGCTCGAACATCACGCAGCAGATGCCTATGGTGCCGATAAATGCCACCGGCAGGCCAATGCTCAAGAAAAACAACATAATATTTTCCCCTTTCTTAATTGCAGTATCGACGCCAAGCGGCGAGGGCGGATTTGCGGTTTGCGTGGATCTTGTTATGGACTTTTCGGCCCATCGGGTCGCGGATCACCAGCGTCGCCGTTCCGTCTCTGCGGTCTGTGATGCTGGCGGTCGATCCCAAGTCTTTATGGTAGGTTTTCATGGTGTTTCCTCCCTTTACTTTCTGCCTTTGCGGCTCCGCACGATGATGACGATGGCGGCGACGCTCACGATGATTATGGCGATGTCAATGATGGTATGGAGCATTTTCTCGCATCCTTTCAAAATATATTGACAATGGCGAGGTTTTGGATTATCCTTTTTCCCGAAAGGGGAGGTTTCCCTCCCCTTCCCTTATTTGAGGTACTTGCCGAGGATTTCGACCAGTGCTTCGATAAGGTTTAGGATAGCGGTGATCAGAACGATGGTTTCGAGGGCCTTGTTCTGATTGCCGTTTTTCTTTTTCCTTGCCACTGTTTCTTCTCCTTTCCGTAAGGGCTTCATCCCTTACTTTGTGACTATATTATACACAAATAACAGAGCATAAACAATTCGCAGAATACACAAACTTTTGAGCATAATTTTGTGCATATTGTGCATTGTTATTTGTGTATACCTTTGGTATGATGTGGATAGTAAAAAAGCGGGTCAGACCCGTGAAAGGAAAGGGTGATGGACGATGCCGATGCGCTATAAAATAGACGTTCTGGCTGCGCTCAAGGAAAAGGGCTTTACCACATATAAGCTCCGAAAAGAGGGTCTGCTGGGCGAGGGATCTATCCAAGCGCTGCGGAAAGACGCCCCGATCTCGTGGGCGAGCATCGCGTGTATTTGTGAACTGCTGAACTGTCAGCCGGGGGACATCCTGGAGGTCGTCAGCGAAGCGGGAAATGGAGGTAAAGAGTGAGCAAAAATACCATAAAATGGGCCACTACGAAAGACGTGGTCGAAGCTCTGCGGCAGTTCGCAGAAAGACAACCGTCGGAATATAACCGTCAGGTCGCGCTGGAAACCGCCGACCGGTTATGGATGATGGAAAAGAGACGGGCGGATGCTGTACGGCAGGCGCGGTATGTGCGCCATCGGGTAAAGGTCCACAAGGTAAAGCGGGCCGAACGGCCCCGACTGTTGGCGATGATCGTGGATGACGGGAAAATGATCCCGGTCGACTATAACGACATCCGGGCCGACCGGGAGTATGTCACCCGGAAGATCAACGAGGGGCTGGCCACGCAGGGCATCGACCTCGGCGAGACCGGCGAGTGCTGCGTTTGTGGCTATAAGGCCCACTCGCAGGCGGTGAGCAAGCTGCCGACCTGTAACGACTGCGGAAAGGCTCGATCCTGCGAGTACAAGCCCCGACTGGGTGCCATGACCCGTATCAACTGCCATCTGTGGGTAAAGGAGGCGGAATGATGGAACGGCTGACAAAACCCAGCTTGCGCGGTGATCGCTATGTATCGGCTATCGGCTCTGGCTGTGGGTGCTGGGGTAAGATTATAGAGCGACTTGCGGCCTATGAAAACACTGGCCTGGAGCCGGAAGAGATCGGAACCCTACAGGCTTATAAGTGCCTGGACGAACACGAGCGGGAGCTTTTGTTTGAGTATAAGGAACTGGGGACCATTGACTATCTGCGGGCGCTGGTGGAAGAGGAAAACGCCGACCCGATGCAATACCGCGAACGGGTGCGGCTGGAGCAGATTTTCAAACTGTGGGCGCATCGCCGGGACGCAGACCCCCGCGACCCGAAAAATGTTTTTGCCTTTCTCGCAGATCAGAAAGTGGTCTATGTAGAACGGCTGCGGAGAATGATTGAGGATGGTGAAACATGGAACGGCTGACAAAAGAGACCCCGAGCAACAACCGGGAGGCTCTGTTTAACTATGCCTACGCGAAGGATCGGGAGGTCTGGCTGCGATATGCCGACGGCGAAGATGACATCCGCCTGGTGGACTATCTGAGCCGACTGGCAAAGGAGCGGGGCTGCGATTGTAGCCCGGAGGATATTCTGAACGGCGACGCCTGCCGGGAGTGCGACTGTGAGGTGGAGGTTTTGAACACGGTCGCCATCCAGGCCGCAGAGCTGCGGGGCCGGCTCAAGGCGATCGAGGACATCCTGGGCGAGGAGTATGACCTGGACCACCTCCGAAAGATTATGGAGGCGGATGGTCTCAAGGACCTCAAGGACCTCCTGGAACGGTACAAAGGCTTTAAGTCTGCCATCTGCGACGGAAACAACGTGCCGCAGGTAACCTGGGCGCGGGCCTCCACGATTTGCAGAGCGGACAAAGAGGGCCGAGTGGTCGTTCTGCCCTTCAAACCGGGGGAATATTGGAGGGATAAGCACGGAAACAGGGTTCGGATTGAAAACGTTTTCTTTGGGGTCACTCGAACTTTGGCGGCTGACACGCACGATACGGTTACATACAGTTACGAGGGCGAAAAAGACGAGTTCTCGGAGAGATGGTTTTCTTTCAGAGAACGCTTCACCCGAGAGGAGGCGAAGGAATGAACCGACTGACAACCCGCATCGAGGGCGTAGCTGCGCAGGCCTGGGAGCATGAAGAACAGCACACCCCCGCTGAATGGATCGACCTCCTCCAAGAGCGCCTTGCCGCCTACGAGGACACCGGCCTGGAGCCGGAGGAGATCAGAAAGGTGCAGGAGGACTTGAAACCCATCCCCTTCGGTCGTTTCCGTGACATCATGGAGGCGGAGCGGGACGGTCGGGTGGTCATTCTGCCCTGTAAAATCACCGACCCCATCTATTTAATCCACGCAGAAAAAGAACCCCGCAAGCCTGTGAAATACCGGGCCATAGAATACCACATCGACCACTTCACCATCGGCGGCACGATGATCCCCATGATAACCGCCTGCTCCAATGACAACGAGTGGGAGGAACTGATCGACGGCACCCAAGAGGGCAACGAGTTTTTCCTTTCCCGAGAGGAAGTGGAGAAAGCACTGAGAGGAGGCGGCGCGGATGCGTGAAATCCTTTTTAGAGGCAAGCGGACAGACAACGGCGAGTGGGTGGAGGGCTGGTATGTTTATGGCCCCAAAAACACCGGCTCACACTTTATCGTGTCCTATAACGCATACGGCACGATCCTGTGGTATGAGGTCGACCCCGCCACGGTGGGCCAGTACGTCGGACGGGGCGATAAGAACGACAAGCGGATATTTGAGGGCGATATAGTAGAATATCAAGGACGTCGGTATGCAATCGCTCATTATGACGGGTGGGCCATGTATATGCTTCACGGAAAGACTGGAGGAACCAACGGAATGTATACGCCTTTATTCGACTGCATTGTGATCGGCAACATCCACGACAACCCGGAGCTGCTGGAAAAGGAGGCGGAGAGCCATGGTTCATGAGGGTGTTTTGCTTCGGTTAATGAGAGCATTTCCGAATAGTTTTATCAACCATAACATGGAGTTTATTGCCCATCGGTATTCAAACACCTATTTTCTCCTTTCCACTTGTGAAAACGAGCTGGATGTGAAGTGCAAGGTGCTGGAATGGTTTTCAAGGGCGGCATATAAGGCCCAACCGTATCAAACAACGAAAAGCAATAAAAAGTTTCATAGTTTCATGCTGAACGGGATCAACGAGTTTTTGCATACAGAGTTTACAGAGGATGATCTTGCTCTGATTTATCAAAAACTTGGGAATAGTGTGCGGCATGATCTGACTGTTGCTTTTGTGGAAAGCGGTTATGATATGGCTATTTTGCAGAAACAGGAGGCGGAGCATGGGAAATAAAAACCCCATAGAGGTCATGCAGAAATACTGTGACCGCTGCATACATAGGAGCAAAGGCTGGCGGCCCTGCCCGACGGTACAGGCTGCGATATTATTTGGTGAGGAGGAGGATTGACCATGTATACCCCCGAAATGTTGGAAGCCATGCGGCGTATGAACGGAACCCACTGTCTGATCTGCGGAGAACATACCAAGTATAAGGAGGGCGAACGCGGCCCGAAAGTCTGCGACAAGTGCAAGACCGCCGTGCTGGAAATGCGGAAAAGAATGGAGGCGGAACATGAGCAGACTGATTGATGCGGATGCAATCCCTGAAAGCGCAACCGCCATTAGCACTGACGGCAGACTTTTTGTAGCGTGGTCTGAAATTGTAAAAGCCCCCACCATCGACGCCGTCCCTGTGGTACGCTGTCGGGACTGCGAAAACTGGGCAGGCGATCCGGCGACAAAGCCGGAATACGCCGGTTGCTGGAGATACGGCGCGGTCAACTCCATCATCGTACACGAAAACGGCTTTTGTGATAAAGGAAAGCGGAGGAGCGGCTTATGAAGCAGGTTTCAAAAGAAGTGCATAAATCCGTATATCCGACTGCTGACTTGGTGGAAGTGGTACGGTGTAAGGATTGCAAGCATTGTCTGATAAACTTGAAATGGAATACCGCCTTGTGCATGAGAACCGTATGTCGAGCGAGTGTTCCATTAGACGGTTTTTGCAGCTTCGGAGAACGGAAGGAAGCGGAGAACAAATGAAATTGATTTATTACCGAGACGGCGAGGGCAAAATCATCCGATACCACCTGCCACCCAAGGAATTGGCGCCGGAGCAGCTGGAGGCTGAAATGGCTAAGTTCAACAAATTGGGCGACACGAAGGTGTACGCCCAGGAGATCGAGGAGGGCAGCCTGGAAATGCGCCTGTGGGAAGATACCCAAAAGAGACGGCGCTTTGTTGAGCAAACTGTCGAGGATGCCAAGGACGCGATCAGAGAGGCGCTGAACGCCATCGAGTGTCTGGAGGTGGCGAAAGAATGAAGATAATTCCCGAACTCAAAAAAATCGCCGGTGCAAATGCCAAAATCGAGCGTCTGGCAGAAATCGTGGGTCAAAAGATGGATGCGGATGGTCTTGATTTGAGATCCGCCTATCTGGTTTCTGGATGCAGCGTAAAGGGAGAGCATCTGTACCGAAATGGTGACAGGCTTGACAATGAAGGGCTGGTCGATGATTTGTACTATTGCAACCAGTACACAGGCTGTTGCGAGGACGACTTCTATGGAACGCTGTATTTCAAGACCGACGTGCCGGGGCAGTATGTAGCCGTTCCGTTCCAAATGTAGGAGGACTGACGATGTGCGAAAACTGCGAAATTATGCGCTCCGTGCGGAACCAAATAGCGGTGGCGGCGCAAGTTCCCCCGTACATACTGTATGAAAACTGCCCCTATTGCGGGGAAAAGCTGGACAAGGAGGCGGAGCATGGCACTGACGAACATTGAGCAAAGTATCAAGGGCGGCGAGGAAAGCATCTGTAAAACCTGCGCCCATAACAGGGTCTGCCGGTACATGGATAACCAGCCCTGTATCGAGTGCAGCCAATATGCAGAGCAGGAGCCGCAGTGGATCAGCGTGGAGAAAAGTCTGCCGAATGAGTGGGAGCCGGTGCTGGTTTGGTCTTGCTGTGGTTATATAGAGTGCGCGGTTTGGCTCGGTATACCGGGGAAATGGAGATGTACATGGGATCATACGCTTTTGGATAGCGAGATCACCCATTGGATGCCTTTACCCGAACCGCCAGACGGTGCGAAGATGGCCAAGGAGGCGGAGCGATGAAAAAGAAGTGTGGCACCTGCACTCACTACTTGATCCATTGTTATGTATCTCCTCAGAACCGCGCGTGTGCGCTCCATAAGGAAGAAAGGAGAAAATAATGAAGTTAAAGGAGGCGGAGCATGGAACTGATAAAGATTAAACGGAAACGGCATGGCGGGAACATCTGCCCGGAGTGCGCTCGAGCCAAGGTGTGCGAGAACAAATCCTCCACCATCACAGGATGCAGCGGGTATACCGATGTGCCCTGCCCCTACTGCGAAGGGGAAACCAACGATTTTATCCCCCTCAATCAGACGGTGGAATACAGCGGCGTGGAAATAGCGCTCAATCGTCAAGGGATGCTGCGGGTGCGGGTGTATGAACCTGGCCAGGAAGCTTTCACCACACAGGACATCGTGGAGATCAAACACTGCCCCTACTGCGGATCGAAGATGGACGGTGACAGCGAAAAAACACGCCAAACTTTGAAAAATGAATTAAAAAAGTCGGGCGTGACATTGAATGACACTATAAAACCATGATATAAGTAAAATGGGCGAAGCCCACAGAGGGAGGACGGGAAACCGGCCTCCTTTTCTTGTTCCCCTCCCTTGCGGCGTGACACATCCCCACGGAGAGCCACCCTCCAAAGGCTTCCTCCCGCTGCCTTGGGAACAGATCGGGCGAAGTTCATAAATCACCTCACTTTTTTCTCGCGGGGAAACGGGCGGCACAGCACCGCCCGATGACCCTGCGGGGAACAACCTGGGGATATAGCTCAGATGGGAGAGCGCCTGCCTTGCAAGCAGGAGGCCAGCGGTTCGATCCCGCTTATCTCCACCATACGCCGCACGCGGTCGCTGCTGGGGACCTTTGAACCCCGGCGGTCCAGGATCAACACCTGGATGCGGCACCAGGGGGCTGGCACTCCCCGCTCATGGAGAGCAGAAAAGGTGCCTTGCCTGTGCGCTGTGCGAAAGCGGCAGGTCGAAGATTACAGTTTAATGCGGCTGATCCCGGCCAATCATAAAGTTTAACGGTTCCGACTGACGACACCAGCGGAGGGATTGAGATGTACCGTGATTTTCTGCGGCAAGTGTAGCACCGTAAGGACGAGAGGCGAGGACGTGGAGACTTGAGGTTCGGGCTGCCCAGGGGCAAGGCCCGAGTGTATCGGAGTAGCGGAGCCTCTTGCCGTAGATCATTGTGAAAACTTTTGGTTATGTTGCCATAGCTCAGATGGTAGAGCGTCGGGATAAAGGCGGAAGTACAACGCCTCCGAAGGGCGTCGGTTCGAGTCCGACTGGCGGCACCACGGGCGAAAGCCCGACGTATTTTCCATTGGATAGCTCCTTGACGGCCCGGAAAGACGGGAAGTGCCGGTCGGTCTGACCAACCGATTGGGGCGAAAGAACCCTGCCCATGTGCCGACAGCTGCGTCCCTACGCGGAAAAAGCATGGGCGGGGCCAATCTTTTGTGCAGTTTTCACAGCGGGGTATCGGTTTTTCCCGAGGGCGAGACTTTTGCCCCTTGTAAAAAAAGCACAAAAACACCCCAAAAAGGAGGCGTCGAGCGTGGCTGTCACCTGTTCGATCAAAGACTACAACGCGATCCAGAAAAAGATCGACGGACTGGGCAAAAAATCGGAGACCGTGATGAAACGCACCCTTTCCGATATGAAAAGCCGCGTCCCCGGATGGATCGCCACAGAGGTCTCCAGTAAATACGGCGTCAAAAAGGGCGAGATCAACAGCGGCACCATCGGTTCGGTCAAAGTCAAGGGCGACACCGTGGAGACCGTACAGATCATTTACAAAGGCCGCGTCCTTACACCGACCCATTTTGGAATGACCCCCAAGGCTCCGGGCAAGGGAGCCTATACTCTGAAAGCTGCTGTCATTCGAGGGCAAAAGACCGAGCTGGGCAAGGTCAAAAAGCTCACCAAGAAACAGCGGAAAAATATCGGTAAAAACTTTACACGATCCGGCACAAAGACCTCTGACCATTCCCCCATCATGCTGATGCCTACGGGCGGCACATACATCCCCTTCCAGCGTAAGAGTACAAACAGATCTGATGTGGAAGCTATCAAGACTGTATCCCTTCCGCAGATGGTGAGCAGTGAGCGCACAAAGCCCGGTATTGATAAGGCTATCAGTGAGAACCTGGGGAAGCGGCTGGACCACCACATGAAGCTGCTGCATAGATAGCGGCAGCATATATGGGAGTAAGGAGGGCATGACCTCCACACTCTCCACTGGCAAGTAGGCAAAGCCATGATACCTACAATGAGTGGCCTCCAAGTGGGGGCCAAGTATACACCGCATGGTGGCAAGCGTATATATAAACAATAGCGGGGAGAGCAGTCCATAGTATGGGCGGCTCTCTCTTTGCATTGGATAAAGGAAAGGAAGGGCAGCGCATCCTCTGTCCTTTGTTCCCTCTCTCAATGAGATCGAGCATGAATAAAACAGAAAATAAAATATTTTTGTTTGAATGGATGAAACACAAAAAATATTTTTGCCGTAGGTTCTTCTGGCGACAAAAAACATCTGTGGTGCTGGCGAGCCCAAAAAACAGCCAGTCACAGAGATTTTTTTTCGGGGCGTTTCGTTACGAATTGCCAAAAGTCATACGGGAAAAAGCACAAAACCTCACAAACAAACACGGAAGAAAGGGGGCGCTGGTAGGTGGCAAATGACCAGCAACTCTGCGATGCAAAATACATCGCGAACCTGTTCGGCGTCTCCGTCAGACGTGTGCAGCAGTACACACAGGATGGCGTCATCAGCACCGTGGAGACCAATGGCCGGCGAAAGTACGACCTGGTCAAAACAGTGCAGGACTATGTGAACTACTGGAAAGCAAAAGCGACAAATCAAGAGAAGTCCCAAGAGGACTCGCGAAATGAGAGCGACAAACTGAACGCGGAAGTTCGGCTGAAAAATGCAAAGGCAGAGATGGCCGAGCTTGAACTGGAAGAGCTTCGCGGAACACTGCACAGCGCGGAGGATGTAGAGGCTGTCATGAGCGACCACGTCCTGCTGATCCGCTCCATGCTCCTGGCGATGCCCGGTCGTCTGGCGGTGGACGTTTGCAACGCAAAGACCCCGGCAGAAGCGGCGGACATCGTCAAGAAAGAGTGCAGCGCCATGCTGGAACAGCTGGCCGACTATGAGTATGACCCCGACGTATACCAGCGGCGCGTGAGGGAGCGATATGGCTGGGATGAACGGACGGACGGGGTGAGCGAGGATGACCAGTAACATCAACCGCACCGTCCGACGCATCTTTTCCAAGTACAGCCCGCCCGAGGACATCACTGTCAGCCAATGGGCGGCAAAGTACAGAGTCTTGTCCCGCGAAAACGCAGCGGAGGCCGGACACTGGCGAAACAGCCGCACCCCTTATCTGGTGGAGCCGATGGATGCTTTCACCGATCCCAAGGTGAAAAAGATCACGCTGGTCTCTTCCTCGCAGGTGGGCAAGTCGGAGCTGTTAAACAACACCCTCGGCTATATCATCCACCAGGACCCGGCAAGCACCCTTTTCGTGCAGCCCACGGTGGACGATGCCAAAAAGTTCTCACGTTTGCGTATCGCGCCTATGATCCGAGATACCGAACCTCTGCGGGAGCGGGTGGCGGATGTAAAGAGCCGCGATAGCGGAAACACCATGCTGCAAAAGCAATTTCCCGGCGGTATGTTGACCATGGTCGGCTCCAACAGCCCCAGCGGTCTGGCATCAACGCCGTGTAAATACGTCCTTGGCGACGAAAGAGACCGCTGGGCACTGTCAGCCGGTACAGAGGGCGACCCCTGGAAACTGGCAGAAGCCCGAACGACCACTTTTTACAATGCGAAAATGGTGGACGTGTCCACCCCGACCATAAAAGGAGCGAGCGCTATTGAGAAGAGCTACAACGCCGGCACCCGTGAGCACTGGTGCCATCAATGCCCCGACTGCGGGGAATGGGTAGAGATCTGCTTTAACGACTTCAAGTTCGATCATGAGGTCGTGAAGCAGGGCCGGAAAAAAGACTATTTCGTCAGATCCACCAGCTGGTGCTGTCCCCGCTGCGGCACCGTCCACAGCGAGGAAGAGATGCGGGCGGCTCCTGCAAAGTGGATCGCAGAGAACCCGGAGGCGCTGAAAAACGGCCACCGCAGTTTCAAACTGTCGGCCTTTGCTTCGCCCTGGGTGCCCTGGGAGAGTATCGCCTATAAGTTTCTGACCTCCAAGGACGATCCGGCACAGCTGCAAACCTTCTACAACACCGTGCTGGGTGACTGGTGGGAGGATCGCGGCGAGACCATCGACAACGAGGACGCCCTTGCCCGACGTGAGGACTACGGCGCCCGCGACGACGGCAGCCCTGTGGAGCTGCCCGAGGGCGTGCTGGTGCTGACCTGCGGCGTGGATACCCAAAACGACCGCCTGGAATATGAGGTCGTCGGCCATGGTTTCTATGGTGAGACCTGGGGCATCAAGAAGGGCATCTGCATGGGCGATCCCAACACCCCGGTGCCATGGGAGCGTCTGGACGATGTGATCGACCACACCTACCGATACAAGGACGGGCGCGGGCTGATGATCTCGCTGACCTTTGTGGACAGCGGCGGCCTGCGTACCCAGGACGTATATGCACAGTGCAGAGCGCGGCAAGGAAAGCGCGTCTTTGCCATCAAGGGCCAGGGCGGCGACGGCGTGCCGTTCACCCGCCCGCCCACCAAGATCAAGCAAGTCATCAACGGCAGAGCCGTGGGTCAGCTCTGGCTTTACAGCCTGGGCGTAGACGCCGGCAAGGCCGACATCATGAGCAACATCCGGGTGCAGGAACCCGGCCCGAAATACTGCCATTTCCCGATGGACAACAGCCGGGGGTATGATAGCCGGTATTTTGAGGGACTGCTCTCCGAAAAGCTGGTGCGAAAGACGGTAAACGGACGCACCAAGCTGGCGTGGGAGAAGATCGCCGAACATATCCGAAATGAGCCGCTGGACTGCCGCGTGTATGCCCTGGCGGCTTTTCGCGTGCTCGATCCCGACCTGGACGCCGTTTTCGCACGGCTCAAGGGAGCGGCACAGGAGGCGCAGCCGCGCCAACAGCAGACCCCGCGCCGAGCAAGGCCGAAGGTCAACAAAAGCAGCGCCTCTATGGGCGACTGGTAAAGGAGGAACCACATGGACAAAACCGAACTGCGGGCGCGGATCACCTTCCGCCGCACGGCTCTGGCTGACCTGCGAAAGGCATATCTGGCGCTGGTGGACGGCCAAGTCCAGTCGTACACCATAGGCTCCAGAAACTTGACCCGCTTCGACATCACGAAGCTCAAGGAAGAGATCACCGCCATGGAAAAAGAACTGGATAGTCTGGTGGCTCTGGAGAACGGCGGCAGACGCCGCAAAGCCGTGGGCGTGATCCCGCGAGACTAAGAGAAGGGAGGCAGACCCTTGGAAGAAAAAAAACAGCAGCCCAGTGCAAGGGAAAGACACAAAGCGCTGGTTCGTGCCGTGCGATCGGTGGAGGCGCGAAGAACTGCGGCTCCGCTGATGAATAAAGGATATTCGGAGGCAGGCGCATCCTACACCCGCAAGGCGCTCAAGGGGATGCGTCCCAACAGCGGAAGCCCCACGGAGGACATCGACGAGAACCTGCTGACCCTACGCCAGCGCAGTCGGATGCTCTATATGGGCGCACCCGTCGCCACCAGCGCCATCCGCACCAATCGGACGAACGTGGTGGGCACGGGCCTGCGGCTGAAAAGCACCATCGACTACGAGACACTGGGGCTTACCCAGGAACAGGCCGAAGAGTGGCAGCGCCACACCGAGGCGGAGTTCAAGCTGTGGGCCAACAATAAGCGAAACTGTGACGCCACCGGCATCAATAACTTTTACGGTATGCAGCAGCTGGCGCTGACGAGCTGGCTGACAAGCGGCGACGTGCTGGGTCTGGTCAATTTTGTGCAACGTGAAACACTGCGGCCCTATGGCTTCCGTGTCCATCTGATCGAGGCTGACCGCTGCCGCTGCCCGGTGAATACGATCGGCTATATGAGTACGGCCAGCATGAAGCTGGAAAACGGCGGCTATATCTACGACGGCGTGGAGGTAGACAAAACCGGCGCCATCGTTGCCTATCATATCGCAAACACCTATCCCCATGAGACCACAGCGGAAAAGACCGAGTTCGTCAGAGTGCCGGCCTACGGCAAGGAGACCGGCCTGCCCAACGTACTGCACATTATGGACAGCGAGCGGCCCGGTCAGTATCGCGGCGTGCCCTACCTTTCCCAGGTGATGGAGCCGCTGCTCCAGCTGCGGAGATACACCGAGGCGGAGATCATGGCCGCTCTGGTGCAGTCGTTTTTTACTGCCTTTGTAAAGACCGACGCCGGCGCCAATGAGATGCCTTTCAACGAGGTGCCGCAGCCGGAATATGACAAAGACCCCAACGCCTACGAGATGGGACCGGGCACCATCAATATGCTGGAACCCGGCGAGGATGTGACCTTTGGCGCACCGACCCATCCTCAGACCGGCTTCGATGCTTTCGTCCGCGCTCTGTGTGAACAGATCGGCGCGGCGCTGGAAGTGCCTGCCGACCTGCTGCTCAAGGCGTTCAACTCCAGCTATAGTGCCAGCCGTGGCGCTTTGCTGGAAGCCTGGAAAGCGTTCCGTATGCGCCGCACCTGGCTGATCGACGATTTTTGCCGCCCGGTCTACGAGATCTGGATGACCGAGGCTGTGGCTCTGGGGCGCATCCATGCCCCCGGCTTTTTCAACGATCCCATCCTGCGGCAGGCGTATCTGGAGAGCGAATGGATCGGACCTTCCCAGGGTCAGCTCGACCCGACCAAGGAAGTGCAGGCAGAGGTGGCAGCCATCGACAACGGCTTGACCACCCGCGAAGCCGCCGCCATCCGTCTCAACGGCAGCGAGTACAATGCCAACGTGGCAAAGCTGCGGAGCGAGAATGAAAAATTAAGAGAGGCCAACGGGCACAAGCAGCAACAGCAGAAACCGCAACCGCAAGAGCCGCCGCAGCCCACGAGCGAAGAGGAGGACTAAAATGAATAAACCGCCTAAATGCTACAACATCGTCAATGTGGGCGCGAACGATGCCGAAATCAATATGTACGGCGAAGTGGTAGCCACCCGCCCTGTGGACTGGTGGACCGGCGAGCCGATCCCCGGCGACTTCATCGCACAGGACGAGTTCCTGCGCGATCTGGATGCTCTGGCAGACAAGGACAACATCACCATCCACATCAACAGTGTGGGCGGCGATTTTTATGCCGGTCTTGCAATCTATAACCGCCTGCGGGCGCTGAAAGCCAACATCATCACCATCAACGACAGTCTGGCGGCCAGCGCCGGCAGCATTATCCTCCAGGCGGGCAACACCCGCAAGGTGAGAGCGGCATCCAACACCATGGTCCACGGTGTTCTTGGTCTGCTGTTTGGCTATTACAACGTCAAGGATCTCAAGGACGTAATCAAGCAGTTTGAGGCCGGCAACAAGGCAGCCATTGCCGCCTATGCGGAGGCTGGTGGCCAGGACCCCGACAAGATCAAATCCTACATGGACAAGGAGAGCTGGTTCACTGGCCAGGAGGCTGTGGACGCCGGCTTTGCCGATGAAGTGATTGAGCCGGAGGTCAAGCTCAACATGAGAATGGCGCAGAACAAGAGCTTTATGGAAGTCAACGGCCTGCGCCTGTCCGCCCAGTGGATGCCCACGGCACTGCCCGATGGCATCGACATCGTGGAGGACACAAACAACGTATCCAACCCCACGGCAGCGCCGTCGGGTGGAAATATTGATAATGGAGGTTTAGACCCAATGATCAACACCGTAGAAGAACTGCGGGCAGCCTACCCCGAACTGACGGCGCAGCTCGAAAACGCAGCGAGGGACGAGGCTATGGCCCAGGGCGCAGCCGATGAACGCGCCCGTCTGGAGGCTATCGAGGGCATCCGCAACGGCATCGGCAACGCCGAACTGGTGAGAAATGCTATGTTCGGCGAGAACCGTATGACCGCCGCAGAGCTGGCTCTGGCAGCCGTCCAGGCGAACGCTGCACAGGGCGCAGCCGTTCTGGATAGCCTGTCCCAGCAGACCGCCCCCGCTGCCCAGGTGGCAGCTACCGCCGCACCTGCCGTGGAACCCATGGCAGATCCCAACGAAGATCTGAAAAAGGATCTGGCAGCCATCCAGGCTGCTATCAAGCACTAAGGAGGAACACAAAATGTCTAAGCTGAACGAAAGCAAGATCATCGGCACCGACGGACTGTTTTACGGTCTGAACCCTGCCGCCGAGGCGTTTTTCGTGACCATTCGCGCTCTGGACGCTGAAAAGACCCTGGTGCGCGGCACCGTCCTGGCTCTGTCTGAAACCGACAGCAAGATGGTGGTCCTGGGCGCCGAGGAGAACGCTCCCGCAAACTGTGTCCTTTGTGACGACACCGTCGTCGGCACCGAGGACGTCAAGGCTGTGGCCTACCGCAAGGGCCATTTTGCCGTTGAAAAGCTGACCGTCGCCGACGGCTACGAGCTGACCGCCGCCGACAAGGAAACCCTGCGCGATGCCGGCATCCTGTTGAGCAACGCCGTGGCACTGTAACGAGAAGGAGGAACAACAATGGCTTTTGATATTACCAACACCCATCACCTGCTGGCAGCTATCGAGCAGGCTGTACCTGCTTCCAGCTTCCTGCGTGACCGTTATTTCGGCTGCAACCCTTCCACCGACATTTTCTCCACCGATGACGTCATCGTGGAGTATAAGTCCGGCAACCAGAAGATGGCTCCCTTTGTAGCTCCCCGTGTGGGCGGCAAGACCATCCTGCGTAAGGGCTACCGCATGGAGCGCTTTGAGCCTGGTTTCATCGCTCCCAAGCGCACTCTGACCATCGACGATCTGAAAAAGAAGGGCTTCGGCGAGGCGATCTATGCCAATCTGACTCCCGAGCAGCGCCAGGGTGCCATCGTCACCAATGACATGGTGGAGATGGAAGAAATGATCGTCCGTCGTGAGGAGGCCATGGCTGCCGAGGTCATGACCACCAACGCTCTGATCATGAAGCACTACGGCGACAACGCCGAGGACTTCGAGGAGAAGCAGGTCTTTTATTACGACGGCGACAGCAACCCCGCCGCCTTTGCCGTTTCCACTCCCTGGAGCGACCCCGCCGCCGACATCTATGCCGACCTGGCCGGTATGCTGAAAATGGCCCGTCAGAACGCCATCCGCTGCACCGAGCTGCTGGTCTCTCCCGACGTTGCCCCCATGGTCGTGAAGAACGCCACCGTCAAGGAGTTCCTGGACATTCGCGGCTACGAGATGGGCCACATCCAGCCCCGTGAGCTGAACGCCGCCGGCGCTGCCTATGTTGGCACCTTGAACGTCTACGGCACCATGATCGACATTATCAGCTACGGCGCCCAGTACGAGGCCGACGACGGCACCATGCAGGACTATCTGCCCGCCGGCACCGCCATTATGACCGCTCCCGCTTCTGGCCGCACCGTTTATGGCGCTGTCACCCAGCTGGAGAGCGACGAGCAGTTCCACACCTACGCCGGCAAGCGCGTGCCCAAGTATAACAGCGACAAGGTTGCCGACATCCGCGAGCTGCGTCTGGCTTCCCGTCCCCTGCTGATGCCCAACAAGAAGAACTGCTTTATCACCGCCAAGGTCGGCGAATAAAGCAGCCTTAAAAAGGGAGGAAAACCAATGAAAAAGATCCGTATTATTGCCGGCGTTTTTGGCTGGAAGCACGGCGCCGCCTATGACCTGGTCAAGGCCGGCGACCCTCCCATCGAGGTGGAGGACAAGGTCGCTTGCCGCCTGGTGGAGCAGAAGGTGGCAGAATACGTCGGCGCTCCCACAGAGGAAGCCGATCTGCCCGACGGTGTCGGCACTGTGCCTCAGTACAGCATCAACAGCACCGTCGCAGAGCTGCGCGAGATCGCCCGCCAGAACGGTCTGACCTTTAAGGTCGGCATGACCAAGGAAGAGATGGTCGCCGCTCTGGATGCCCATATCGAAGCCAACATGGTGGACGGTGTGGATCTGGACGCCTCCGCCGCCGGGGTGGAACCCGAAGCCGAGGACGAGACTGCTCCCGAGGATGCTCCCAGCTTTGACGCCGCCGAGGCGGTGCAGTAAATGAGCTTTAAGGACATGGTGGCAGCGGATCGCTCCGCTGTGTTCCTCGACCTGGAGTTTTTCGGGGAGGAGTACCGTATCGAGGGGAAAACCATCCCCATCGTGATGGACACCGATGAACTGAAAGCGCGACAGGGCAGCCAGGACCTGGCTGTGGCTGAGAGCGACCTGCTGTTTTATGCCCGAGTGGAGGATCTTCCTCCCCGTCGACCGGCGGGTCAAAACCTCAACGTCAACGGGCGCGAGTACATCGTGGACGACTGGAAGGTGGACATGGGCATCGCCACCGTCGTGCTGCGGGAAAACAACATCGGATAAGGAGGCGGCGATATGTCTGTAGTACATCTGATCGACACGCTGGCCGAGTGGGCGAAAAACAACGTCTGCGAACAGGTCAAACTGAAAGTCCCGCCCCAAAACGATGAAGATGTGGACGCCGGATATGAGTACAGGCTGGCAACGCCGGCAGTGTTCCCCATGTACGTCCCCACATCGGACAAGCTGCCGCCCAACATCCACTCTCCTTTCCCGTCGCTCTGTGTTCGTTTCACAGGAGGCGAGGACGCCATGGCGAACGGGAGCGGCCACCTGGATGTGCAGTTTTGTTTTTCTGCATGGGACCCCGGCCTGCACGGCAAGGACATCCTGGCGCCCAACGGCGACGGAACCTACCGGCGATGGAGCGGCGAGGAGGCAGATGCCTACTTCAAACGCACCGGCACCGGCTGGCGGGACGTGTGGAACTTTGTGGACGTTGCTCTGCGGATGCTGGAAAGCGTCACGCATATCGGCGGTTATGTGATCGACCGCACTGTCCCCATCAAATACGGTCCTTTGACCGAACAGGAGGCCATCCCGGACCTCTATCCCCTATGGTTCGCCTGGATCTCTTTCCGGGTGAATTATCAACTCGTTCGGAACATCGAACAAGTACAAGATCTTTTGTAAGGAGGGAATGACACCCAATGTCTACCGCATATAAACACGGCACATACGGCGAGTTTGCCGGCAGCATCGGCAAGGTCGGCACCCAGAGCGGGACCGTCGCCGTCTATGTGGACGCAGCCCCGGTCAACTTGATCCGTGGCTTTGCGGACTGCGTCAACGTCCCGGTCAAGCTGGAGACCTTTGGCGCCGCCAAGCGCTATATGGGCTACTCCGACAACTGGCCCGCCTTTGGCCTGTGCGAGGCGATCCAGATGCACCTCGACAACGCCGCCGGCAACGCTGGCCCCATCGTGGCGATCAACGTGCTGGACCCCGCAAAGCATAAGAAGAAGGCGGACACCACCGCCACTCTGACCTTTGTGAATGGTCAGTCCACCATCAAGAGCGACACCATTATCCTGGACAGCCTGGTGCTGGCCGATATGGTGGAGGGCACTGACTACTCTGTGGACTATGACTTCACCAAGGGCCAGGTCATCATCAACAGCATCGGCGAGGCTATCACCGGCACCGTGGAGGCCACCTTCTCCGAAGTCGACCCCTCTGCCCTGGTGAAAGAGGACATCATCGGCGGCGTGACCGCTGGCGGCGTCTATACCGGCCTGGGCTGTGTCGACCTGGTCTACCAGGAGCTGGGTCTGATCCCCAATCTGATCCTCTCCCCCAACTGGAGCCACATCCCCGAGGTCTACGAGGCTATCATCAAGGCCGGCGCCAAGATCAACGGCCACTGGGATGCTTTCGTCTATGCCGATCTGCCGCTGGCGGACGGTGAAGCCAAGGTGGACACCATCGAAGCGGCCATCAAGTGGAAGGACGCCAACGGCTACGGCAACGAGCGTTCCAAGGTGTTCTGGCCGCAGAACCAGGACACCGCTGGCCGTATCTACCACGCCTCTGTGCTGGCAGCATGGCGCTCCATGCTGGTGGATGCCGCCAACTACGATATGCCCATGGAGACCTGCTCCAACAAGCCCGTGCCCGTCTGCAAACACTATTTCGGTGAGGGCAGCGCAAATCGTGGCTTTGACCAGCAGCGCGCCAACGAGCTGAACGCCGCAGGCATCACCACCACCTGCTACTGGGGCGGCCAGTGGGTGCTGTGGGGTCCTCATACCGCCGCCTACAAGTTCGGCCAGATCACCGACAACCGGGTCATTTTTGACAACAACATCCGCATGATGATGTATGTGACGAATGACTTCCAGCAGGAATGGGCTTTCGACATCGACAGTCCCATGACCCGCTCCAAGGCCGACACCATCAAGAACCGGGAGCAGGAAAAGGCTGACGCCCGCGCTGCCCTGGGCGCTTTCATCGGCACTCCCGTCGTCCACTTTGACCAGGCGGAGAACACCACCGCCGATCTGGTGGAGGGCAATTTCGTTTGGGACTTTGAGGGCACGCCTACGCCGCCCTGGAAGTCCGGCGCCCTGCGCGTGGCTTATACCACCGCTGGCTTTGATACTTATTTCGGGGAGGTGTAACAGGTGACTACTTTCGTTCCTATTTGTGGCCCGGTAGTGGCCGACACTTACTATGTGGACGGCAAACTGGTCGCCCGTGACGTGGCGATCACTATGCCCGAAGTCGCTCCAATGACTGCCGAATTGCAGGCCATGGGCAGCCTGGAACTGCCTGTCTGGCAGCTGATCGAACACATGGAGGCCGCCATCACCAAGATCGGCCTGGACCAGGGTCTGCGCGGCGCTTTGACCCCCGAGGCAAAGTCCCACGAGGTCCGCTGGGTGCAGACCGTCACCGACGCCAACGGCAACACCAAGAACGTGGGCTGCAAGGCGTTCCTGCGCGGCGTTCCCGCCAACCTGCCCGAGGTTAGCCTGGAAGTCGCCAGCGCCAGCGAACACGAGACCCGCATCGCTCTGACCCGCTACAACCTGTTTGTGGACGGTGAGGAGATGTGGCTGGTGGATCGTCTGGCCGGTATCGTCCGCATCGCCGGCAAGGACTACGCCAACCTGGACTCCCTGCTGTGATCCCATAACGCCCCGCCGGATGGAGACCGGCGGGGCATCGTCTGAAATGGAAAGGAGAAGGAACCATGCAGAACATTATCAAGCTGAAAAAGCCCATCACCATCGACGGCAAGCAGGTCAGCGAGATCTCCTACGATGCCGACGAGATCACCGCTGTGCTGTATGCCGAAGCGGATGCAAAGAAAAAGGTCGCTGCGGGCATGAAAAACGTGTCCATCTCTCCCGCTGTGGAGTTCGACTTTGGCCTGCATCTTTATATGGGCTTCGCCGCTGCCATCGCCGTAAACCCCGGATATACCTTTGAGGATCTGGAGCGCGTCAAGGGCGCCGACGTAATGGCTTTTTCCAATGTGGGCCGCAATTTTTTGCTTCAATCGGATACCTCGGAGGAAAGCAGCTCCGACGAGCGATCCGAAGCTACAGCCAAGCCTTCTACACAAGCACCGCAGACCTCGAACGAAAGCGAATAAAAGACTTTATCGTGGACTGTGCGGAGGCCGTCGAGGAGGCAGAAGCACGAAAGCAGCAGCGGCAGTCGCCGCAGCATAGACCCCGCCGTCATAGATAGGAGGTGAGACGGTGGCAAAAGGCAAAGAGTTCGAGACTATAATCAGCATCGCCGGTAAGGTGGAGGCCAGTCTGAGGAAGTCCTTGAACGATGTGACCAATGAACTGGAGCAGATGCAGGACGCTGTAAAGGCATCCGCGTCGGCGACCGATAAACTGGGCATCACCATCAAAGAGCAAGCCTCTGAACTGGACAAGGCCAAGCGGAAGTATATGGACTATGTCCTTAGTGGAGAGAAGTCCTCCAAGCAGGCCAAGGAACTGAAAAGCAAGATCCAGCAGCTGTCCGGCGAGCTGAAAGATAATAAGTCCAAAATGAGCGCGGCTGAAAGTGCCGCCGATAAGCTCACCTCCGGGCTGGATGACCTGGACGAAGCGGCAAAAGGAACCGAAAACAGCCTGGGCGTGATGACCGTCACGCTGGGCAACCTTGCAGCCAGTGGCATCGAGGCCATTGTCGGCAAGTGTACCGAGGCGGCGTCCGCGCTGTATGGTCTGCCCGAGGCCACCCAGGAGTACCGGGAGGACATGGGCAAACTGGAGACCGCTTGGGAAAGCGCCGGCAAGTCCACCAAACTGGCGACCGGCACCTATAAGCAATTTTATGCAGTCCTTGGTGAGGAGGATCGCAGCGTCGAAGCTGTCAACCACCTGGCAAAGTTCGTCGAGTCTGAAAAAGATATGCAGAAATGGACGAACATCGCCGCCGGTGTGTGGGGCACCTTCGGCGACAGCCTCCCGATCGAGGGCTTGACCGAGGCATCCAATGAGACCGCCAAGGTCGGCAAGGTCACCGGCGTGCTGGCCGACGCCCTCAACTGGGCGGGCGTCAGCGAGGATACCTTCAACGAGGCGCTGGAGGGAATGAACAGCGAGCAGGAGCGTGCCGCGTTCATCACTGAAACGCTGAACGGACTGTATTCTAAGGCCGGCGACAAATACCGGGAGAACAACGCCTCCATCATGGAGGCACGGCTGGCGCAGTCGAACTACAACGACACGCTGGCAGCCATGGGCGAAAAGCTCGAACCCGCCACCACGGCGGTGAAAAATGGTTTTAATCAGATCCTCTTGAAAGTCCTGGAGGTCATCGAAAAGATAGACTTCTCCCAGGTGGCCGCCAAGATTGAGGAACTGTCCGGCAAGATAGCCGAGTTTATAACCGGCAGCATTGAAAAGCTGAAAACCACCTTTGCCTGGTTCAAGGACAACGGCCCCATCATCGCGGCGGCGATTGCCGGTATCGGCATAGCGCTGGGTGGTCTGGCGCTGGTCGGTGTCGTGCAGAACATCAGTTCCATCGCGGCAGGTCTGAAAACCTGGCTCATGTCCACCAAACTGATGACCGCTGCTCAGTGGCTGCTCAATGCCGCCATGAGCGCCAACCCCATCACGCTGATCGTCATAGCAATCGCCGCCGTAGTCGCCGCCTTTGTGATCCTGTGGAACAAGTGCGAGGGCTTCCGCAATTTCTGGATCAATTTGTGGGAGGGCATAAAATCCGCTGCATCTGCGGCCTGGTCGGCCATTAAGGCCAAGGCTTCGGAGTTCGTCGCGGGCCTTACCGCTGCCTGGACCAAAATGAAAGCCGCCGCATCCAACGCCTGGAACGCCGTCAAGGCCAAGGCGCGAGAGCTGGGCGCGAGCCTTACCGCCGCCTGGACCAGCATGAAAGCCTCGGTCTCAAATGCTTGGTCGGCCATCACCTCGTCCCTTTCCAATGCCTGGTCCAATATCAAGTCCAAGGCGTCGGAAATGGTTTCCAACGTGAAAAACAAGATCTCCAGCGGATTTTCTAAGCTCAAGAGCATCATGACGAAACCCTTCGACGCGGTCATCAAGATCGTAAACAAGGTGAAAAACGCCATCGGCGGCATCACCGACAAGGTGAAAAATATCGGCAGCGGTATCGGCTCCAAGCTGAAAGGCTTGATCCCCGGACTGGCGACCGGCGGTTTTACCAAGGGCCTCACCTTTGCAGGTGAAGCCGGCACCGAGGCGGTCATTTCCTTCGATCGCCGATACCGGGAAGAAAACCTGGGCTACTGGGCGCAGGCTGGCCGGATGCTGAACGCTGACTTTTCCGACTTCGCTTTGGGTGGAAACAGCGGCGGCAGCTCCTACAACGTGGAGGAGATAAAGTTTGCCCCCAGCATCGTGATCCATGGACAGGCCGATAAAAAGACCATCATGGATGCCATCGAGGCCGAATATCCCGAGTTCATGGATATGCTGGACGAGTATTTCGAGGGAAGGAGGTCGACGGTATATGCCTAAGATCCACACCACTGTGGAGGGCGACACCTTCGACGCTCTGGCTCTCCACTATTATGACGACGAAAAACTGGCAAGCGCCATCATCCAGGAGAACCCCGACCACTGCGACGTGCTGATCTTTGATGCAGGTGTCACGCTGACCATCCCCGATGTGTCCACCGTGACACTGCCGGAGACGCTGCCGCCCTGGAGGCGTGAGGCATGATCCAGATCACCTATAAAGGCGTGGACATCACCACCGACGTCTCCATCAACCGCTGCTATCACGATATGTATGCGGCGGGTCAGTCGGACACCCTGCACCTGCGTGTCAATGACGTGGACGATATGTGGGATCGCTGGGCGCCCGCTGTTGGTGACGAGATCCGCGTGGACTACGGTGCTATCGGCACCGGCATCATGTTCGTCTCCGCAGCCAAACCCAAAAACGGCCAGTATGACATCGCCGCTCAGTCCGCTCCTGCCACCGGCTACGAGAAGCGGGACAAGGCATGGCAAAAGGTTCGCCTGCTCCAGATTGGGGCAGAGATCGCCGCACGAAACGGCCTGCGCTTTGTCAGTTATGGCGTGAGCGATCAGCTTTATGCGTATCTCTTGCAATCCAATGAGAGCGACTTCCACTTCCTGCACCGCAGAGCCAAGCTGGAGGGCTGCGCTTTCCTGGTATATGACAAGACCCTGGTGCTTTACAACGAAGCCTATATGGAGGCGCTGGCACCCTCTGAGACTCTGGAAGTCACGGAGGACGCTGACTACTTCTACAACGACAACCGGGCGGCGCTTTACGGTTCCTGTCTGATTGAAAACGGACTGTATACCGGCAACTTTTCGGCGGGCAACGGTTCCGACCGCATCCTCAAGCCTGCGGCTGACTTCTACGTCGGAAGCAACGCGGAGGCGGCGCGATATGCCAAGGGCCTGCTGCGGGCGGCGAACAAGGGCTGCTATAGCGGTTATGTCCGCACCCGCATCATGACCGGCTACGCTGCGGCCTCCACCGTGGCACTGTCCAATGCGCGGGCGCCGTCCTGGGACGGAGCCGTGTTTTTGGATCACGTCCGCAACGACTACAGCCAGGGAAAGAGCAAGATCTTTTTCCGTCGGCCTTTGGAGGGATATTGATGGGAGTAAACAAAGGCACCATCTCCGCTCTGCACGACGGCGGCAAGATCGCCGAAGTAAAGCCCTATCTGGGCGAGGTCGTGACCCCGCGCCTGGTGGTGCCGTTTTTCCTGTTTGAATGTCTGGAGATCGGGATGCCCGTGGTGTATGCCTCCTTTGAGGATAACACCGGCGTGGTGCTGGCACGGATGGACGGGGAATGGAACCACAAACTCTACGACGGCGTGGAGATCGCCACCGAAAACGTGAAAATCACCGCCGGCGACTTGATCACCGGCAAGGTGCCGAGCTACCACGGCCACATCCACATCGCCCCGGATGGCAGCACCTCCGGGCCGAGATAAGGAGGACAGACCATGCGATACATGGCGACATGGGGGCCGAAAGGTTTCCTTGTATCCAGCAAAAAAGTGGTCGTCATGGAGGATCTGACCACCTCGCTGTCTTTGAAAGAGGACAGCGAAAACGACACCAGCGGCACTCAGCCCACCAACACCAGAGGCCGGGAGCTGCGCCCGATCACCTTTAAGGTGACATACTTGGCCGCTGCCGGCGTAGATCCACGCGGGCAGATCCTCGAATGGGAGGCCCAGCTTGGCAACGCCTACCCGCTGATCATTGGCGGCAAGCGCTTCGGCCCTGCCAAAATGAAGCTGACCAAGGTGGACACCTCGGACATCCTGCTCACTAATACCGGCGCTTTCTTGCGAGCCACTGTCAGCATCACGCTGGAAGAATACTCCGGCGGCAAGACCTCACAACTGGTCAAGAACAACAATGCCAGCAGTTCCAATAACGCAAAAGCGAAGGTACAGGCGCAGGTCGCGGCTCTGAACGCCACCGCGTCCAAGACGGACAAGGCGGCCAAAAAGACGACCAACACCAAAAACTCTATGAAATAAGAAGGGGGACACGCTATGAGAGCAAGCGGAAACGGCGACGTCACTGTCTGCGCGGGGAACCTCCTGCGGCTCTTTCGCGGCGAGGTCCCCTATGAGCGGGTCAAGGGGCTGGACCCCCGCATGATCGACCGCCCCGCAGTCACTGTGGCACCCGAGATCCAACAGGACGCCCGGTGGCTTTTGGAGACATACGAACCCAGGGCGACCGTGTCCAGCATCACCGTCGACGGAGACGATGCTGTAAACGGCGGTCTGAAAATCACTGCAAATCTGGAAGGAGAGGGGGATGTGACCAATGGCTGACCATTTCAATTTTGTCGAGACCGACAGCGCGAAGATCTACACCACCGTCATCGGACAGCTGATGGAGTATTGCAACGAGGCTCTGTATCCCGGCGACGAGCGCCGCATTTTCGGCGAGGCGATGGTGCAGGTCCTTGTGGGCGTATATAGTCTGTTCAATGACCAGGCAAAACAGCGCACCCTCCGCTATGCCAGAGGCGAAGTTCTGGACGCCATCGGTGAGCGCCTTGGCGTGAAACGATTGGAGCCGGCCAGTGCCTCTGCTACCTTCCGCTTTGTGGCATCGGCACCCATGCCCACCAACATCATCATCCCGGCAGGCACCCGCATCACCACCGATGGCTCGATCTATTTCGAGACCAGCGAGGCGGCAGTTCTCCAGGCGGGCGACCTTTATGTGGACGTTTTGGGCGTCTGTACCCAGGGCGGCGCTGCATATAACGGTTACGCCGCCGGCAGCATCGACACTCTGGTGGACTTGATCCCCTATATTTCCGGCGCGGCCAACACCACCGAAAGCGCAGGCGGTGACGATGGTGAACCCTACACCACCGAGGGCGACGATCGCCTGCGGGAGCGCATCCGTCTGGCACCGTCCACGCTGTCCACGGCAGGTCCCGAAAGTGCATATCGCTATTTTGTTCTTTCTGCCGACCCGGACATCGTCGACGTGGCGATCGACTGTCCCAAGGACGAGCCGAACACCGTCAACCTCTACCCGCTGATGGCCGGCGGAAAGCTGCCGGAGCCTGCGGACTTGCAGAAGATCCTGGACGTCCTGGACGACGATGTGCGACCCATGACCGATCTGGTGCAAGCCTTTGTCCCGGAGGCGGCTGAGTACGACATCGAGATCAAATACTACTGCACAAAAGACAATGAAGCGGCCACCATCGAGACCATCGAGGGCGCGGGCGGCTCCATTTCTCAATATAACAAATGGCAGACGACGGCACTGGGCAGGGACATCAACCCCGACCAGCTCCGCCGCTACCTTTTGGCACCGGCCACCGGCACCGGGGCGCTGCGGGTGGATGTGATCCATCCCACTTTCCAGGAGCTGCACAAGTGGCAGGTGGCACGATTTTCCGGCACCCTGGCCGTCACGCATGAGGTGGTGACAGGATGACCATGAAACTGAGCAGCCTGGACTTTATCCAGCTGCTGCCCCAATTCATGCGGGACGATGATGCTGTGAAAGGCCTTTCCGAGAGTCTGGACATCATCATCCCGCAGCTTTCCGAGAGCATCAAGCTCCTCACCACATGGGATAAACTCGACCAGCTCAGTGAAAGGGAACTGGACGAGCTGGCTTGGGAACTCAATATCCTCTGGTATGAGACCGACGCCGACATCGCCACCAAGCGCGACGTCATCAAAAACAGCGACAAGGTCTACCAGCACCTGGGCACGAAATGGGCGGTTGAAAACGTCATCGCCTCCTATTTCGGCAACGGCTACATCAAGGAGTGGTTCGAGTACGAGGGCGGACAGCCCGGACGCTTCCGCATCCACTCGTCCAACCCCGAGATCACTGGCGAAAGGCTGCCCTCGTTCCTCAACCTGGTCTATAAGGTAAAGCGGGCCAGCGCAAAGCTGGAAGCCGTGGAAATCGAGCTGGAGAGCAACGGCGGCATCGTATACGGAGCCGCACATGAAATGGCTGGACACATGGACGTCTGGCCTCTGGTGGCCCGAGAGATCGAAACCACCGGCAAGGTCAACCTGTCCAGCGTTCTGACCTACCAGGCGCAACTGGAAATCTATCCGCAAGGAGGAGAGACGAATGTCTAATACTACCGTCGCCACCGCAAAATACGGCACCGTCATCAATGCCATCGGCTCCGCGAAAATCACGGACTGCATCCTAAACGGCAAGAAGCTGAATATCGTCCATGCCGCCGTAGGCGACGGTAATGGCGCCTATTACAAGCCGACACGGGAGCAGGAGGCTTTGCTGCATGAGTGCTGGCGTGGCGAGATCGCTTATGCGAGGATCAGCGAAGAAAACCCGAACATGATCGACGTAAAGTTCATCGTGCCCGCTGACGTGGGCGGCTTCACTATCCGAGAAGCCGCACTGATCGACGCGGACGGTGACACCGTCGCTATTTGCAACACACCCGACGCACAGAAAATCGTCATCCAGGACGGCGTCAGCTTCCCGCTGTCCATGGTCATGCACATCCTTGTGGACGATGCCTCTGTTGTCAAGTTCTCCATCAATCCCGATCTGGATACCGTCAGCCGGGAAGAGATGGAGCAGGCTATCAAAAACTACTACGCCGGCGTCGGCTCTGCCATCATCCGACCCATCACCATCCCCAAAGACGGATGGACGGAGGCGGGCGAGGATGCCCCCGGCGGTTATTCCTACACCGTGGACGTCCAGATGGAAGATGCTCTCGACGCCCACTTCCCGGTCATGGCACTGGACATCCCCTCTCAAGCCCCGGCGGCGGAGGCGGAACTTTGTCCCACCATCGAGACGCTGGATGGCATCGTCCGCTTTTGGGCGAACACCATCCCCACTGCCGATCTGACCGGCACCATCATGCTGCGAAGCGAAAACCTCAACGGTGACGCCACCATCGACGGCACCGAGCAGACCGTGAACATCGCATCTCCCGAAGAAATCGCCGAAATGCTCAAGGAAGTGTTCGGAGCAGGGAGCGTCGGTCCCGAGATCGCCACCGATGAAGAGGTAGCCGATGCCGTGCAAGAGGTTTTCGGCGATCAAAGCAGCACCGATCCCAATGTCGCCACCGACGAAGAGGTGGCCCAAGCAGTCAATGACATTTTCGGCAAATAAGCCGTGAATGAATAAAAAACATTTTATTTTAGGAGGAACACACCATGTCCAAACTCACTACTCTGTCCCAGCTGCGCGCATCTCTGGAGTCCACTAAGGGCTACATCGACACTAAGGACGCCGCTCTGTCCGAACGCATCGACGCTGTCGTCGCTGACGTCGAGGGCATCGTCGCCGCTGGTGGCGAACCCAACCTGCTGGAGGGCGTGAAGGTCAACGGCCAGGCTCTGGCTATCACCGATAAGATGGTCGACATTCTGATCGCCGCTGGCGACGAAAACGGCACCATCAAGGTCAACGGCGCCGCTGTTGCCATCACTGGTCTGGCCTCTCTGGCTTACAAGTCCGAGATCACCGAGGACGAGCTGGGCGCTGCCCTCAAGGCGTCCATCGCCGCCAAGGCTACCAATGCCGATCTGGAGGCTCTGACCGTCCGCGTCGGTAACATCGAGGCCGCCGGCTATCAGAACGCCCAGCAGGTGCAGGAAGCCATCCAGGCCGCTATCGCTGCTTCCGGCCACGCTCACTTCGAGGAGGTCGACGCTGTTCCCTCTGCCTCTGAGGCACAGGAAAACGTCATGTACCTGGTCATGAACGACGAGACCGGCCACTATGACATCTATGCCAAGGTGGGCGACGCTGTCGTTCTGCTGGACGATACCACTGTCGACCTGTCCGCCTACGCTAAGACCGCCGAGGTCACTGCTGCCATCAGCGCCGCTATCGCCGAGCTGAACATCGACCAGTACGCTACCGATACCGAGCTGAACGCCGCTATCGAGCGCATCGCTGCTGTCGAGGATCTGTTCGACTCCTACTACACCAAGTCTGAGGTCGACGCTCTGATCGCCAACTACTACACCAAGGCCGAGATCGACGCCGAGCTGGCCAAGAAGATGAACGTCGCCGACATGGGCGCCTACGCTACCGACGAGGAAGCTGCTGCCGAGGCTGACGCCGCCGAGGCTGCTGCCAAGGCTCACGCCGAGGAAAAGGCTACCGCTGCTGAGACCGCTGCCAAGGCTTACACCGACGAGAAGTTGGCCGGCGCTGTTGCTTCCGACGAGGAAGTCAACACCATGCTGGGCGAAGTTTTCGGCAACTAAGCGCCGAACCCACAACGCCTACACCTGGGCGGGGGATCATTCCCCCGCCCTAATATCTTAGGAGGTGAAACCATTGTCTGAGACTAATCTGATTAACAAGGGGCACCTGCGGAAAACTGCTGAAACCATCGACGAAAAGTTTGTCGACAACGACGAACTGGCAGGCGCCATGGCCGACGCGGATCGAGCCAACGACGAAAAGTTCATAGACGAGGACGAACTCAGAGCCGCCCAGGCCTCCGGCGAGTTTGACGGCGTAGGTATCGCCGGCATCGAGCAGACCACCACGTCCACCGCCGACGGCGGCTCCAACGTCATCACCATCACCTTGACCGACGGCACAAAGAAAACCTTTACCGTGCGAAACGGTAGCAAGGGAAGCACTGGCGCACAAGGTCCCAAGGGTGACACTGGTGCGACCGGCGCCACCGGCCCCCAGGGTGCGAAGGGCGACACCGGCGCACAAGGTCCCAAGGGTGATACTGGTGCAACCGGCGCCGCTGGCACCAATGCCACCATCACCGGCGCCTCCGCCAGCGTGGATGCCAACGTGGGCACGCCCAGCGTGGAAGTGACCCTCGGCGGCACCGCTTCCGCCCGCACCTTTGCCTTTGCGTTCAAGAACCTCAAGGGCGTCAAGGGTGACACCGGCGCACAGGGCGCGACTGGCGCACAGGGTCCCAAGGGTGACACTGGCGCACAGGGCGCGACCGGCCCCCAGGGTGCGACCGGCACCCGAGGCTCCCTGCTCTATTTCGGCACGGCGATCACCGGCACCAGCACCACCGCCACGGTGTTCAGCTCCTCCGGCATCAGCGCCGCACTGGTCAATGACCTGTATCTGAATACCAGCACCTTTAACCTGTACCAGTGTACTACCGCCGGCGCGGCCTCCGCTGCCAAGTGGAAGTACATCGGCTGCATCAAGGGTGCGAAGGGTGACACCGGCGCCCAGGGCGCAACTGGCGACACCGGCGCGACCGGCTCCCAGGGTCCCAAGGGCGACACCGGCGCCGCAGGCACCAACGCCACCATCACCGGCGCCACCGCAAGCGTGGACGCCAACGTGGGCACTCCCAGCGTGGAAGTGACCCTCGGCGGCACCGCTTCCGCCCGCACCTTTGCCTTTGCGTTCAAGAACCTCAAGGGCGCCAAGGGCGACACCGGCGCACAGGGTGCGACCGGCTCCCAGGGTCCCAAGGGCGATACTGGCGCACAGGGCGCGACCGGCACCCGAGGCTCCCTGCTCTATTTCGGCACGGCGATCACCGGCACCAGCACCACCGCCACGGTGTTCAGCTCCTCCGGCATCAGTGCCGCACTGGTCAATGACCTGTATTTGAACACCAGCACCTTTAACGTCTACCAGTGTACTACTGGCGGCGCGGCTTCCGCTGCCAAGTGGAAGTATGTCGGCTGCATCAAGGGCGCCAAGGGTGACACCGGCGCACAGGGTGCGACCGGTAGCCAGGGCGACAAGGGTGACAAGGGCGCAACCGGCGCAACCGGCGCCCAAGGCGTACAGGGCTATGGCTTTGTAGCCAGCGTCGACCGTCCCAGCTTCACCGAGACCCAGTGGAGTGCCTATGGCGAAATAGGGCGCTCGGAAAACTGGTCCGAAACCGAAAGCACCCGCAACGGTTGTCGCGTGGGCGATCTGTTCCTCGTAATAGGTACAGCCACCGACACCGGCAAGGGTCACATGCTGATCTTCCGAAGCGAAACCGCCAGCGGCACCCTCCGCGGCTCCTGCATCGCCCACTTCATCGCGCTTCGGGGCGCGACTGGTCCCCAGGGCGCAACCGGCGCACAGGGTCCCAAGGGCGACACCGGCGCACAGGGCGCGACCGGCAGCCAGGGTCCCAAGGGTGACACCGGTGCAACCGGCCCCCAGGGTGCTACTGGTCCCCAGGGCGCTACTGGTGACACTGGCCCGCAGGGTCCCAAGGGTGACACCGGCAACGGCTTCGAGCAGGTGACCACCGCTGGCAGCGGCGCGGCCTATACCGCGACCGTCTCCAACATCAGCAGCCTTACCGCAGGCGTGGCCTTTATCATGAAGCCCCACACCGTAAGCACCAGCACCACCCCGACGCTGAACGTCAACGGCCTGGGCGCAAAGCAGCTCCGCCGCCGTTTGAGCAGCCTGGCCTCCTCTTTGGAAGCCGGCTATAGTGCCTCCTGGCTGGCGTCCGGCAAGCCCTTCCTGGTGGTATACGACGGCACCTACTGGGTCGTGCAGGGCATGGAAAAACCCGCCGCTGCGGATCTGTACGGCACCCTGGCCGTCGGTAAGGGCGGCACGGGCGTCACGTCCCACGCTGACACCACCTACACGACCGCGCGTTACCGCGCATCCGCACTCGTAAGCTCGGAAAGCACTCCGTCCACCAACGGCGTGATCAACTGGCTTTACGAATAAAAAGGAGGAAACCTCATGGCTATCGGTACGGTCAACGTAGGACCGAAAAAAACGGACACAAGCAATTTTTTGACCAAAGAACAGGTCGGCGTCGCCCAAGGCGTCGCCGGCCTGGACAAGGATAAAAAGCTGCCGGCAGCCAACATCCCGGCCCACGCCGAAGCCGATACCACCTACGGCGCGGGAACCGGCAGCAAATACGGCCACGTCAAACTGAGCGACGCCACCGATGGAACGAGCGGAGCAGAGCAGGGCGTGGCTGCCACTCCCAAGGCGGTCAAGGCCGCTTTTGATAAGGCTGTAGCGGCGGAAAAGGCAGCCGCAAACGCCTCCCCGACTATGGCAAAGGGTATCACCACCGCAGGCGACGGCGCAGCTTATACCGCTATCGTACCGGGCATCACCGCCCTGGAGGCCGGCGTCAGCTTTATCATGCTGCCCCACACCGTAAGCACCAGCAAGACCCCGACGCTGAACGTCAACGACCTGGGCGCGGTACAGGTGCGCCGCAGACTGGGCAACCTTGCCACCTCCCAGGAGGCTGGATATACCGCATCCTGGCTGGCGGAGGGTAAACCTTTCCGCGTGATCTACGACGGCGCCTACTGGATCGTGGAGGGCATGGAAAAGCCCGTCACCGCTGACCTGTACGGCTCCCTGTCGGCTGATAAGGTCTCCGCCGGTACTTTTACCGGCGCGGTAGCAGCCAACGCAGGAGGACAGACCCCCGGAACGAGCCTGCTCCGAAACAGTAAACTGGTCAGCGCGGAGGAAGATCCCACCGTGAACGGCGAGATCAACTGGCTCTATGAATAAAGAAGGAGGTGCCGACACATGGCACATAAAACGCTGAAAGGCGGCACAGCTTACGAAATTATCGGGGGCCGGACCCTTATCGGCGGCACCGGCTACGATATCGCCAAGGGCCGAACGCTGAAAGGTGGCACGGGCTACGATATCCCTTTTAGTAAGGGCATCCGCATCGGCGATCTTCCTGTGGGTACGAAAGTGTATTTTGCTACTCAGCGATATGGAGGTACCGAATGCATTATTACCCATCAAGGTAAACCGTCCAGTCTGTATGACGATAGCTGTGATGGCACATGGTTGACACGAGCCGATAATAATACTGCCATAGGGGGCTACGTATTACCGTCCACTGGTATTTACGCTAACAGTACCGTACACAGATATTTGAATAGTTCCGATGACGGATTTATCTCAAACGGCATTATCTTCATTGAAAGCGGCGACGCTATCAAAACCGTTAAAATACCTTATGTAGCAACCCCTTCTGGTGGTGTTTATTCTGGCGAAGATGGTCTTACTGTAAGAGCGTTCCTTTTGTCAGCAAGAGAAGTGGGCTTCACGACTTCCGACCTCTCCACCTTGAGAGAAGATGGTGCCTGCTTAGACTACTACAAAGGAAAAGGCCCTGATGGTCGTTTAAGAAAAGCTGATGGAAGCTATATGCCATGGCATCTGCGAACTCCTAATTATCAGATGCGAGGATGGCACTATGTTAGTGATACCGGTAATCTGGCACAAGCGAACGGCCAAGTCAGCGCTAATGTATTTTTTAATGTTATCGTAGATAGCGACACGCTGATGGTTCCCGACCCGGGCATGGCCAATGTTTATTTACGAGCATAATAAGAAGGAGGAAAAACTATGACCTATGTAAAAATCGGCGAGACCCTGTACCCCGCAGTGATTAACGGCCTCATGGCTGACCGCTCCTGGGACAACCGCGAGAGCAAAATCATCAATCTGGAAATGACCCACGCCGAAGCCGAGAAGCTGTTCGTGGACGGTCTGGCCTGGAGCATCGTCATGGACACCGTCAAGGGAGTGGAGCAGGAGGACGGCACCATCGTCCAGGAGCCTGCACGGGAGGAGTACGACAACAGCGACTTTTCCGTGGCTGGCGACATCACCGACCATCGCAACGGCACCCTGTCCGTGAAGATGGGCAAGCCCACCCAGATCGAGCAGCTGGAGGAAGAAAACGCCGCTCTGCTCTTTGAAAATCTGACCGGGGAGGTTCTGTAAAATGAGCAAGTATTTTGAGCGCATCAAGACCTACTACGAGAAGGGCATCTATAAAAAGGCCCATCTGGACAAGCTGTTGAAAGCAGGCGCCATCACCCAGGAAGAATACGACCTGCTGGTCGTTTCTGAATAACCCGGAGGGGGAAACCCCTCCGTCATCCGTTTATCCGCCATTTGTATTATTGAGAAGGAGTATTTTTATGGCAAACGACAGATTTGATCCTCAGATGTCGTCCGACAAGATCTGGCGCGGCGACGACATGGAACGCTGCATCACCGACGACCTGGACGCACTGGAAAGCCAAGCCTCCGCCCTGGAGACCGGCAAGGCCGCCAGCAACCACACCCACACCCCTGCCAGCATCGGCGCCGCTGCTGCTGACCATTCCCACAGCGGCTATGCTGCCTCCGGCCACAGCCATACGCCCGCGAGCATCGGTGCGGCTGCTGCCAGCCATACCCATGACTACGCTGCCAGCGATCACACCCACAGCGGCTATGCTGCCTCCGGCCACAGCCACACGCCCGCGAGCATCGGTGCGGCTGCTGCCAGCCATACCCATGACTACGCTGCCAGCGATCACACCCACAGCGGCTACGCTGCCTCCGGCCACAGCCACACGCCCGCGAGCATCGGTGCGGCTGCTGCCAGCCATACCCATGACTACGCAGCGTCCGACCATGCCCATGCCGACTACTTCCCCAAGGCTGGCGGCGACATCACCGGCGAGGTCAACCTGGCCTATGGCCTGCTGCGCTTGAAGAGTGTGCAGACCCTGTTCCACAGCGGCACTCAGCTGGTTTTCGGTTCCAATAACCTGCCCACCCGCATCGGCGGATCTGCCATCACCGCCACCAAGACCATCCAGGTGGACTCCGACGAACGCCTCAAGGAGAACATCGCCCCCGTGGATGCCGAGGCCTGCCGCAAGCTGATCGAGGGTATCGACGTCAAGACTTTCAACTATATCGGCCAGACCGACCCCTGCATGGGCGTCATCGCCCAGGAGCTGCTGCCCGCCGATCTGGCAAAGTTCTTTGTCTCCACCGGCCCCGAGGGCTACCTGTCCGTCAAGGAAGCCGGTATGGTCTGGCCCCTGCTGGTGGTCGTCCAGCAGCTGTGCCGTGAGATCGCGGAGCTGAAAGCAGGTAAATAAAAAACCATGAACCAGGAGGGAATCCCCATGGATCACAACGATGAACTCGACTTTGAGCATCGCTTGACCGTAGTGGAAAAACTGGGCAAAGGCAACCAGCGACGCATCGAGCAGCTGGAAAAGCAGCAGGAGGCCATCCACGAGCTGACCGCCAGCATCAAGGTCATGGTCGCGGAGCAGAAGCACCAAACCGACGCCATCAACGAGACCAGGAAGGACGTCGCCAAGCTGGACAGCAAGGTGGACGCCCTGGAGGCAAAGCCCGGCCGGCGCTGGGATAACATCGTGGAGAGCGCGATTTGGTTTATCCTTGCGGCCATCCTGGGCGCTATCCTGGCGAAAGCCGGATTATAAGATCAGACCGAAAGGAGGGCCGCCCCGTGTCCGGTAAGCACGAAAAGAAACCCAAACGCGAAAAGGGCGCGATGGCCCGCAGGCTGGTTTATTACTGCATTTTTGTTCTGACAGCGGTGGCGGTGTGGGGAATGATTTTGAAAACAATCGACCGCACCGTCGACCTGTCAGACATTTTGACCTTTGTGGCCGCAGTGTTCGGCGGGGAACTGCTGGCACTGCTGGCAAAGCGCGTTTTTGCAAAAGATAGAACAGAGGAACAGGAGGAAGAACAATGAATACTATCGACATCGGCGCCCTGCTGGTGATCGTGGGCGGCCTGGTAGCCGTCACCAACATCATCACCGAGGTGCTGAAAAAAATCACCTGGGACAAGATCCCCACCAACATTCTGGTGGTCATCATTTCGGAGGCTCTGACGCTGGCTGTGGGCGCTGCCTACGCGCAGATCAAGGGCCTCGACATCCTCTGGTATTACGCCGTGGCTGCGCTTGTCGTGGGCTTTTTTGTTTCCTATGCGGCTATGTTCGGCTTTGATAAATTGCAGCAGGCTCTGAATTGGGGCGGTCGTAATGAATAAGCGCCCCGTTTCCTACCTGCAAACCGACCCCCGCTGGGCGAGCAAGGACTACTCCGCACCCTCTGGTGAAAGTAAAAAGCGTACAATCGGCAGCTCCGGCTGCGGGCCTACCTGCGCCGCCATGCTGATCGAGACCATCACCGGGAAAACCTTCACCCCAGCGGACGCCTGCGCCTGGAGCCTAAAGCATGGTTACAAGGCGCCCAACCAGGGCACATACTACTCGTATTTTGCCCCGCAGTTTAAGGCGCACGGCATCGACTGCCAGCAGCTGAACTGGAACAATGTCTATGGAAAGCCCTCTGACCCTGTCCACAAGAAAGCCCTCGATCTTCTGAAAAAAGGGTATTATCTTATCGCGGTCATGGGCAAGGGCCTCTGGACCTCCAGCGGCCACTTTATCGTGGTATGGTGGGAGGACGGCAAGGTGCGGATCAACGATCCAAACAGCACCAAGGCCGCCCGTCTGAATGGCGACCTTTCCACCTTCAAAAAACAGGTGAAGTATTACTGGGCAATCGACGCCCGCGCCTACAACAACGCCAAAGAGGAAACCGAGGAGGATGACGACATGATTTACTATAAGACCTTAAACGATGTACCCGCGCCCTACAAGGCAGCTGTGACGAAAGCCGTCAAGGCTGGAGCGCTGAAAGGCGTCGGCGGCAACGTGCTGAACGTCAGCGAGGATATGTGCCGCACCTTGACGGTGCTGGATCGTCTGGGCGTTTTGGATAAGTAA